GTCGCAAGAGTTTTAGATGGAGAGATAACATTAGTCGCATCGAGCCTACCACCTAGACCGACTTCTAGAATAGCCACATCAACATTCTCCTCTTTAAAATACTGTGCTTCCAGTAATGAAACTACTTGAAGACTCATTCTCATACGCAAATCAACTAGGTGCTCGTCAGGGTGCAGGTGCAGTTTATCTTAATGCTCACCACCCAGATATCCTACAGTTCCTTGACACTAAGCGTGAGAACGCAGATGAAAAGATGCGTATTAAGACCCTTAGTATCGGGGTAGTTATTCCAAACATCACTCTTGAACTTGCTAAGAATAATGAAGATATGTACATGTTCTCACCATATGACATTGAACGTATCTACGGTGTTCCTATGAGCGATATCTCAATTACTGAAAAGTACCAGGAGATGGTTGATAATCCAGAGATTCGTAAGTCAAAGGTAAAGGCTCGTGTTCTATTTGAGCGTATTGCTGAACTACAGTTTGAATCTGGATACCCATATATTGTTTATGAAGACACAGTAAATGAGGCTAATCCAATCGATGGTCGCATCAATATGTCTAATCTTTGTTCTGAGATCCTTCAGGTCAATACTCCAACAACATACAATGCTGACCTTAGCTACAATGAAATTGGTAAAGATATTTCATGTAACCTAGGATCATTAAACATTGCAATGGCAATGGAGTCACCAGACTTTGGTAAGACTATCGATACAGCCGTACGTGCTCTCACAGCGGTTGCTGATATGTCCTACATCGAATCTGTAATGTCAATTGCGGAGGGTAACAAGAAGTCACGAGCAATCGGACTAGGACAAATGAACCTACATGGATACCTTGGTAAGATGAAGATCCACTATGGCAGTGAAGAGGGTATTGATTTTACCAATATGTATTTTTACACGGTACTATACCATGCCCTCAAATCGTCTTCAAAGATGGCACAGGAGACTAATAGCCCATTTGATGGCTTTGAGAAGTCAAAATACGCCACTGGTGAGTTCTTTGATAAGTATATTAATCAAGAGTGGAAGCCAGCAACAAAGAAGGTAGAGAAGTTATTTAAAGATGCAAACATTGATATTCCGACTCAACATGATTGGGAGAATCTGGCTAGAAGCGTTAAGAAGCATGGTCTATACAATCAGAACCTCCAGGCAGTACCACCAACTGGTTCTATTTCTTATATTAATAACTCTACTAGCTCTATTCACCCTATTGCTTCCAAGATCGAAATCAGAAAAGAAGGGAAGCTGGGACGAGTATATTACCCAGCACCATTCCTAACCAATGATAATCTTGAATACTTTGAGGACGCATATGAGATTGGTCCAGAAAAGATCATTGATACCTATGCTGCTGCAACTCAGCACGTAGACCAGGGTCTTTCTTTGACACTATTCTTTAAAGATACTGCTACAACTCGTGATGTAAACAAGGCACAAATTTATGCATGGAAGAAGGGGATTAAGACTATCTACTACATTCGCATCCGTCAGCTTGCCCTAGAGGGTACAGAGGTTGACAACTGCGTTTCTTGTATGCTATGATTGGAATCTTATGATTACTAGACCTATTAACTGGAATAAAATTGAAGACACTATTGACTTAGAGGTCTGGCAAAGACTTACGTCTAACTTTTGGCTACCTGAAAAGGTTCCATTGGCTAATGATGTACAGTCTTGGGCTACACTACACCCAGATGAACAACAGCTAACCATGCGTGTATTTACTGGACTCACAATGTTGGACACCGTACAGGCAACTGTAGGGGCTATGACACTAATGCCTGATGCTCGTACACAGCATGAAGAGGCAGTTATTACTAACATTGCATTTATGGAATCGGTACATGCTAAGTCATACTCAAGCGTGTTCTCGACCCTATGCTCTACATCAGATATTGATGAAGCATTTAGATGGTCTGAGGATAATGAATTCCTACAAAAGAAAGCACAGATTGTTATTGAACGCTACCGTGGAGACGATCCGCTAAAGCGTAAGATTGCCTCTGTTCTTCTTGAGTCGTTCTTGTTCTACTCAGGATTCTATCTTCCAATGCACTGGTCTAGTCGAGGGAAGCTAACAAACACTGCCGATCTTATTCGTCTTATCATTCGTGATGAAGCAGTGCATGGCTACTACATTGGCTATAAGTTCCAACAGGCATACCAGGAAGCCTCTGAGAGCCGTCAGGAAGAGCTACAAGAGTACGCATATTCACTTCTTATGGAGCTGTATGACAATGAGGCTAAGTACACGGCTGACCTTTACGACAGTCTTGGACTAACAGAGGATGTAAAGGCATTCCTTCGCTACAATGCAAATAAGGCTTTGATGAATCTTGGTTTTGATGCATTGTTCCCCAAGGAAGCAACAGATGTTAACCCATCTATTCTTTCTTCTTTATCCCCCAACTCAGATGAAAACCATGACTTCTTCTCAGGTTCTGGTTCTTCATATGTAATTGGTAAACATGAAAGCACAACAGACGAAGACTGGGAGTTCTAATGGCATCAATGGAGTTTAGCGATTGGCTAGATATTGGTATCGAACAGGGATGGGTTACTACACCATTTTGTATGACCCATGAGGGAGATCCTTTTATGACTGAACAGGAAGCACAGGATTGGGAAGATGGCGGAGATCCATGTTGTCCTGTTATTAAGATCATAGAATAAAGACCCCCTGCTCCTAGCATGACTCATAAGAACCATTCACTGGAGCAGGGCTTGCCTCAATAGCTCAACGGTAGAGCACCTGTCTTGTAAACAGGAGGTTGTGATCTCGGAATTCACTTGAGGCTCTGTGCGGTATAATAGAACAAGGAGGAGTTATGCCAGTATACGAATACTTATGCAAAACATGCAGTAGTATGGAAATTGAATCAAGAAATGCTGATAATCGAGATGATGAAAAGCTGTGTAAGACTTGCAATTTGCCAATGAAACGGCTATACTCTAGTATACGAACTGCTTTTAAGGGCAGTGGCTTTTATTCAACAGACAAATAAGAGGTGTACAATGACAACAACAATGGAAAAAGAAGCCGTTACAGAAGAGAAGGTTGAGCGTCAGCTAACCCTTAATGATCGATGCGACTCTTGTAATGCTGCAGCTTATGTAAAGGTAACTGGGGTAACAGGTGAACTTTTGTTTTGTGGACACCACTATAATAAGTTTGAAAATACAGACAATATGAAATCATTTGCTTTTGATGTTTTAGATGAACGTTCATTCCTACTTGGAGAAAACCGAATGAAGGGTGATGCATAATGGAGAACGAAGATAACGAACTCTTTGAGCGTCTTATTCTAATGGGTGCTGTAGAGCCAGCAGGAATGGACATGGATAGCGGAGAAATGCTTTTTAGTTTTTCTCCAGAGTTAAGCAAAGTTTCTCCAGAACTTGCTAACGCTGTTACTGAACACTTTACTTCTGTAGTTATGACATTGTGGAGTAAAGGATTTTTAAACATAGAAACTTCTGAAGAGTCGGAAGATTTAACTATTTCATTAACAGAGCAAAGCATTGATCCAATTGCTCTTTCACTTCTTTCTAATATTGAAAAGAATGTTATGGCTAATGTTGTTGCTTATTTTATTCAAGATCAAGTATAATATCTAAGAGGGCATATGGAATACTTCTTAGGATCTTTAATTACAGTAGTTGTAATTATATTAGTCAATAAATATCTATCTAAGAATGTAGTAAAGCCAGTTCGCTCAATTAGATATAGTCAATCTAATAACTTTGAAATGCTTTTAGAGTTTACAGTTAGACTCACAGAGGCTCCGCCAATAAAGGCAAGACAAACATTAAAACATTTTCATGAAGAAAATAAAAGAATACTTGTTCTTGATGATAATGCTTACTGGATTGATGAAAATACTTTTTATGTTGCAGATATAATCAATACAGAGATAGACATTAGTTCTGCTAGACAAGTTGACATAATGTCTATGGACAAGGTACAATTAGATAAGATGATTTACATTGTCGAAAAACTAACAGAGGGGATACAGGATGATAATTGGAATTCAAGGCAGTAGAAACTTCAGCGACTATTCCATTTTTCTTCGTGCAATGGGTTCAGCCCTGTACGACCTAGATGGTGACACAGAGTTTACCATTCTATCTGCAGGACCACATAAAGTAAATGAAATGGCTATGGAGTTTACGAATGTATCCGAGCGTAGTCTTAAGGCAAGAGGAATTAAAGCTAAGGTAGTAAAGATGCCAGCAATTGCACTTAAGGAACGTATGGCAGATCTTGATTATTTTGTTTACTTTAGTCTTCCAAAAGAAACTGAGTCAGACTTAGTTCGTGAAGCACAGGACAAAGACGTTGAGGTAGGTATATACAGATATGCTTAGTCGGAGTGAAGAAGCGTTTCTCTCCGTTGCCAGGTATATGTCTAAAAAATCTTTGGCTAGACAAAAGCACGGAGCTGTTGTTGTCAAGTCTGGGAGGGTTCTTGGAACTGGATATAATAAAGACACGAATCACCCAAACCAAGTTTCCCCAGAGCATATCAAGACACACTGTAGTCGCCACGCAGAAGTAGAGGCGATTAGAGATGCGAACTGGAATGTTAAGGGAGCAGTTCTTTACGTTGCTAGATTGAATAAGCAGGGTAAGGATCGAAACAGTAAGCCTTGTAGATATTGCGAGGCAGTTATTGAATCGACACAAATAAAAAAAGTAATCTACACAGAAGGTTAGAATAATGAATATTTCATCACTTGAAAAGATGGAAACAATCGTGGCTAACAACAAGTCCCTAAATTGGGAAGGCTGGACAGTTATTGAATCTAAAGCTGATCAGTCTGCATGGATGAAAAAAGATGCTGCATTTATTGAAGATAAGTGGTATCGCATTAATAGATATGACTCTGGTCCTAATGGATGGAATATTCCAGATAGGCTGATAAAGTAATATGGATAAACACGCATGGAAGGAAGAAGGCAAGTGTAAAGATTTTGATACTAATTTCTTCTTTGACAAGTATGAGGAAGATGAACAGTTACGTTTAGCTGTAGATAATCTTTGCTCTACCTGCCCAATGGCAAAGCATTGTTTTGCAGTGGGAGTATCACAAAAAGAGTGGGGCGTATGGGGAGTGATCTATTTAGAAAATGGAAAAATCTCCAGAGAGTTCAACAAACATAAAGATAAGGAAGACTGGGCAAAAACCTGGGTATACCTAACAATTAATCAAGAGAGGACTTCCTAATGACATATACACCAGCAATGCGTCAAGCATTTCAAGAAGTATCTAGTTATTGTCCAAAAGGATTTTCACTACAAGTAATAGATAATGAACATTTCATAACTCTTAAAGCAAAAGAAAAAGATTTCATGACGCTTTTTGATGATGGAAAACGCCAAGCCGTAGAGTATATGGTAAGGGCAAAACAGGCTCTTGAAGCCAATGGAGCAATTGTTTTATTGGTTAGAGAAGGTGGAGAGGAAATCGTCTAATGGATTGGACAGCTTTAACATCATTTTTAATATTCTTATTAGGAATGACGCTTCTTGTAATTCAAAACATTAAATACTATTTTGCAACAAAAACACTTATTCGAGATAATGCACAATTAATTTTGGATAAGAGTGAGTTGCTGAAAAAGATTTCTCAAATTTTAGACCAACAAGATAGTGGCAAGATTGAAGAAACAACTGGCTTTGTGCGTTTTATATCAGAGTCTCGTGACTGGGCATTTCAATACATTGAAGATGTTCAGCAAGCCATTCAAGAGCTATCAGAAACACCAAGGTCTGATCGTGTAGCATATGCAAAGGCATATAAAAAGGTAATTAGCTTTTTACCAGAGGCTACTATAGAGAGTTAAGTAATTCAACATAGCGTTCTTTTAGAACAAGAGGCGAGAAGTTTTTGTATCCTATATTGTATGCAGATCTTTTCGCCTCTTCTTTATTTTCTGAGTTAACATATCTATCAACTATTGCAGCAATAGAGGCAGGGTTTGGTTTACCTGCATTAACCATAATCTTTGTTCTAACAGACTGAAAACCGTTAGAATTAAATAGCCACTCTCTTGGTAGGATTGCATTGTTTGGTTCTATATTAGTCATAAGAACTGGCAAGCCACTCATGAGACTCTCATTCATTGGTAGACATAAGCCACCATATCTTCTAGGTAATACAGTTGCATCAAACCCATAGTAAAGATCAGCATGGTTATCTGGATTATTATATTTAAGAGTAACCCTTGAATCATTTGTAAAATTTTCTATTTCTACCTGAGTTTTAATCACTAACTCAAAATCTGTTTTGCAATGTCTTAGGCTTTGCATTAAAGCTATTGTTCCATTTCGATCAAAAGCAGCACCAGTTCCATGAACATGTAAAAGTCTATTATGAGTTTTTGATACGTTATATTCAAAATTTTTTGCAAATAGTTTTTCATCAGTAGGCGGCGGTATGTGTACAAGTTTTGATTTATTTCTAATAATATTATTCATTGCTTGAACATTCCAAGAACTAGGAGCTACCAGAACATCTGGAAGAGAAAACTCTCTATTGGTAGCACCAGGATATAACTCATAGTTATACTGAAGGACAGTTTTACATCCATTCTTTTTTGCAATATCTACAAATTCATCATTATAAAAAGTTTCACAACTAATAATTACATCATAGTTTGTTGTAAGCTTCTCTGCTAAATGGTTTGAGATCATGCCATTATTAAGAATTGTTTTATAATTTTTATATCTTTTTGGATATTGTGGAAGATCTCTAAAAGCAGTAAAATCAATAATCACTACAAGATCTGGATCAAGCATCTTTGCAAGCTCAAGTGTTTGATTTCCTAAACCTGTATTGTCACATCTACCTATTAATGCTATTTTCATAGGGGTAACCCATAACGTATCTTTAATTCTTCTATAGAAGCTGGTTCCCAATATGATAAGTCATTGTCTGGATTATTAAAGGGACGAGTATAAATATGACTACCACCTTCCCAAACAGTAGGTAGGTCTGAGTATTCAAATGGTGGATCAATTTTTAATTCTGGTCCACCCCATTTATTAATAAAGTATTGTCTAAGGGGACGTATATTTACTTGTACGCCATCTTTTGTTGCTCCACCATTGACTTGACAAATAGCATCAATCTCAATATTGCCATACTCTTTTTCTTTTGTTTGCATAAACCTATAATCCCAATCACAATCTTCAAGATATCCAGGATAAAAGTTTTCATCAGGTTTACCAACAAGCTCTATAGCTTTTCTAGACAAGCCTATGCAATGCCAAACATGGTTTGTTCTGAATACTAACCCATCATACTCTTTGACCATATCTATTATGTGATCAAACTTTTTAGGAAAGTACATAGATGCAGAAACTATAAATGTCCAATCATGAACTTCATCAATAACTAAGTTCCATGATCTAGACACGCCAATATTTTCTTTTTGAAATAAAACTCTGATGCCTGGAAAAGATTTTAAAAGATCTTCGCATTCTCTTGTTCCACTGTTGTCAATAACAATAACGTGGTCATAATGACCAATTGATGCAACACACTTCATAGTCCTTGCATTTAATTTATATATTGGAATACAAATTATGTAGTCTAGATCCTTCAATTTATACCCAGCTTATCTAAAATAGTTTGCCAACGATGAACATAGGTGTGTTCTGTTTTTGCTCTTTCGTGTCCAGCTAATCGAATTGCTTCTCGCTCTTCATCATGAACAAGATAATAGTTAATCTTTTCTTTTAGATCATCTAAATTGCCATGCTCATAATATACAATTTCTTTTCCATCTTCATACCAGTCGGTAATCCCTTCAATTCGAGGGTAGATCGTAAATGCTCCACGACCAGTAGATTCAAATAATCTATCAGAAGAATAGTGGGGATATTTAAAATCAATATTTAGTGTATCTCCAACTGCAATCTTGCTTCTAACATACATTTCATTTAACTTATCTCCACGTAGACCACCTGTATCACCATCTGGACCAACATGAGTAAATCGTTTTCCATATGTTTCTTTTAAAAAGTTAATTAGTTTTGGTCTATACTGCCATTCTGGATGATAAGCTTTACTACCAACAAAGATTACATCATGATCAAATCGTTGTTTATCGTAATCTGAATGAATATAAGCCTCTTCGCCAAAAACGGCTGCTGGTAAGAATACACCCTTTACTCTTGTTTTTTCATTAAACCAATCAGCCATAAGTTTATCTACAGTAAAAAAGTATTCTATATCTTGATAGACTGGACTTCTTTCTAAATCAATCTGTCTTCTTAGACCAAACCAAAGATCAAGGTGGTAGCTTATTGATGGAACTCCAATACGTCTTAATTCTTTTAGGACCATCTTCATGTTCATTGTTCCACCAGTAGTCCATTTGTGAGTGTGTACCCATACAAATAAATCTGCATTTCTTGCCTGAACCATAACCTGATTACCTGTAGCAGTTCCTTCTTGTAGTCTTATTACTGTATGCCCAAGTGATTCAAGAGATTTTGCGTGATGTGTTTCTGTTGTAAAATCAACATTAAAGTTGCCAAGAAATACTATTTTAGCCATGTTATCCAATCGTTACAATAAGTTTACCATATCAGGTTTATGTTATAATTGAAACATGAACGAACAATTAATTGCACAACTAAGAATGCTTTTAGCAGACAACATTGCCCTAAAGTTTAAGTCACATGGGTATCACTGGAATGTAGAAGGAGAAAACTTTCCTCAGCTACATGAATTCTTTGCTGAGATATATGAAGACTATGACGCTGCCACGGATACCTTTGCAGAATGGCTTCGTATGCTTAAGGCTTATGCCCCATATAGACTAACTGATTTCTTTGACATGGCTACCGTTGGAGAACCCATTATTGTTGGAGATCCAGAGCCAATGTTAGAAGATTTATATATGTCAATTGAAAAGCATATTGAAGATCTTGTAATTGCAGGTGACATGGCTAATGCTGCAAAACAATATGGTCTTGCAAACTTCTTTGCAGATCGACAAACAGCATCACAGAAGTTCTGTTGGCAGATTCGTGCATCAATGGAAATGGAAGAAGACTAATGCCATATCGTGTAGGTGCTAAAGGAACAAATGGATGCAAAGGCTATCCAGTTGTTAAAGAAGGCGGAGAGGTTGTTGGATGCCACGCTACTCGTGGTGAGGCTGACAATCACTTACAAGCTTTATATGCTAATGTTCCAGATGCAGAGAAGTCCTCTGTAGCTGGTGCAAATCCATCATTTACTGTTGATCCAAAATATCCTGGGGTAGGAATAAAGCGTCCAGAACAGGGTGTAAGACAGACTCCAATGAATGGAAGCATTAAGCCAAAGTATGGCAAGAAGCCTAATAAGGCTCGTAGAGGGCGTCACAGCGACGCTCAGGACGCCGCACAGGGTGCTATAAGCTCTGGTGGTTCAGGAGGATCAATTGGATAATAATATACCCAAAGAGGGCGATACAGTAGTTGGAATGACAACTGAAGGAATGGTAGTTGGTCGTGTTGAGCACGTAATGCTTGAAGGTGGAACATATGGCGTAGCTGGCACTGAGTACGCTATTGAGTCTAAACCAGAAGATCCAGCCATGGCTGTAAGAGTTTATGAAGAAGAGGACGGCTTGTGGTATCCTACAGCTTATTCTATTGGTATGCTTGCAAGTAACTCTAAGCCAATGGATATTGAGATTGGTGTTGAGGAAGAAGATGACATTGATGAATTAGAAAGACTTGCTAAAGCATCTCCTTGCTGGGAAGGCTACGTTATGCGTGGTATGAAGCCAGGTAAGGGTGGAAAGAATGTTCCAAATTGTGTTCCAGTAAAGAAGTATCATGAAGCAGTTACTAAGGCAGATAACTATAGCCCTAATGCTGGAATGAAAGCTGCTGCTCGTCGTGCTCTTAAGTGGAAAGAACAGGGTAAGGCTACTGGTGCTGGTACGCCTGTTGGCTGGGGTAGAGCAACAGATATCGTAGCAGGTAGACCAATGTCTCTATCAACAGTAAAGCGTATGTACTCATTCTTCTCTCGTCATAAGGTAGATAAGAAGGGTAAAGACTTTAATAATACAGCTAATCCTAGCAATGGTCGTATCATGTGGGATGCATGGGGTGGCAATGCAGGATTTGCTTGGAGTCGTGCAATTGTAGAGCGTGAAAAAAAGTTCTGGCAAGGTTCTGCATTTGGAGATCAGTAATGTCTACTATTGTTGATATTGATGGAACACTTCTTCGTAATGGATCACAGCCTATCCATAGAGTAATTGACTATGTTAATGCTCTTCCAGGCTCTGTGATTATTGTTACTGGTCGTAATGTTTCTGAGAGAAGAAAAACAGAAGCTGCACTTCGTGCTGCTGGTGTAAAGTATTCTAGATTAATTATGAATCCTGGATCATCTGCAGATACTGCAAAGTATAAAGAAGAGACAGGTAAAAAACTCAAGGGTAGCGTTAATCTAGCAATTGATAATAATGCTACAATGAGAGCAGCATATAGTCGTGCAGGAATCAAGACAATGGATCCTGCACACATAGCAAATACAACTAAAGGAGTTATTATGGATAATTTTTGGGACGGTACAGCTTTTGGAAAGCGTACCAGTAAAGCAATGGATGAAAGTATTACCCCCACACAAACTGGTGATATGTGTACTCCAGATAGTATTAACTGCATGGATAAAACTTGTAAGATGTGTGCAACTAAGCCTTACTAATTTAATTAGTAGTGTATACTATTGTTATGGCTACTTTACATAACACTCTAAATGTTTCCGATTCTTCTACAGTAATCGTTGAAGCAAGTGGTGGATTCGGACACGATGTCACCATTCAAAATAATGGATCATATAATCTTTTTCTTGGTGGCAGCAATGTCGATAGTGAAAATTTTGGATTCAAACTTGTTCCAAATGCAGCAATCTCATTCGAGCTTGATGGACAAGATGCAATATATGGATATTGCGAAGACAGTACATTTGTTAATGTTCTAAAGATTAACTTGGAGCGTACCAAGTAATGGCTAGATTTACTAATCCAGCTGGATCAGTCAGCAACGAAGTGCCATTTAATCTTTATGATAACAACAACGACCAGTTACTTGAAATTTCCAAAACTGGTACTGGAACCACTCGCATTGAAACTATTCAAGATGATTTATCTCTTCGTTCTGCAAGAGACATAACTCTTTATGCTGGCAGTGAAGGACCTGGAGAAGTTTATATTGGATGGGGAGATGCTACTTATACCCCCGATTCTCCAAACAGAGTTGCTACTGTTGGTTATGTTGATGATGCGGTAGATTCTGCAACTGGACTTAGTGGAGTCGTTACTCAGCCTTGGGGATATCCAACAGAATCAAGTGTGGCTATTCGTCCAGAACTTGCTGGAGAAGGTATAGCTCTCAAGTCAAGTCAGTCTACTGCTATTCGTTGGCATGTTCGTGAGAACTCCCCAAGTGTTGTAATTGCTGATCTTACTCCAACTGCAGCTGTTGTCACACCAACTGAGGGTGGATATTACGTTGATTTTACAATCAATGAACAAGACTATGCTCCAACTACAGAACAGCACTACTATAATGTAGATGCTCCAGAGAGTACAAGCTATAACGGAAACTTTTTACCTGTTTCATCTACCACTACGTCTCTTAGACTTTTTTATGAAGCAGATCCTGGCGTATTTAACGCAACTAATGCTGAAATTGCACAGCCATCCGTTTATTCTCAGTTTGAGGTAAATGAAAATGGTGCATATATTAAAATTGCCAACTGGACAGACGGTCCTGGTGGATACTCACAGTCATGGCAGTTTACAAAAGAAGGTGCAATTCACTTTCCTTACCAACAGTCTAATCAAAGAGCTGGCTCTGGAGATGTTCTAAAGTTTGCACAATCATACGATCAAGCAATTATTACTGGACCAGAAGCTACAACTGCAAACCCAACAGCAAATAGAATTGTTGTTGCAGGTCAAGATGGTGCTGCTGGTGAAAGTTTTGATGGTGAGGGTGGAGATATCTATCTTTGGGCTGGTCGTGGAGGCGGAGCTAATGGCGGTGGTGGAGATATTAAGATTGATGCTGGTAACGGTGCTACTGCTGGTCAGGGTGGGTATGTAAAGGTCCGTGGAGGATACTCCGATAACGGCAACGGTGGATACATAAATATTGATGGTGGAGATTCTTATACTCAAAATGGTGGACAGATTAATATTAGAGGTGGTCAAAATAGTACTGGAACAGGAGGCGGTGGTCAAGTTTATATTCAAGGTGGATATAGTGCCGATCCTACGCTTGGTGGAGCTATTACTATAACAACTTTTCAGTCTGCACCGATCACAATTTCTGGTGCTGGTGGAGAGTTCTTGAATGATCCAGCCGTGCCAGGAAATCAAATTGCAACTATTGGGGACACTGCTAAGATCCCACAGACTTATTACGATGCAACAGAAAACTATAATCTTCAAGCAACTGATGCTGGTAAGCACATTTACATGGTAAATAATTATGCGATCATTGTTCCTACAGATAGCACACTAAACTTTCCAATTGGAACAACTATTGTTCTTGTAAGCACAGATAACAATGCAGGTGTGGTTTGTGAAGATTCAGGAACCACATCAGTTTGGGGTGCAGGTTATGAAGAAACAGACGCAGGAAGTGGTTGGTGCATTACTAATCGTTCAATGGCAACACTATTAAAGACTGGTGCTAACGAATGGATGCTAAGTGGTGCTACCCTAACTTTAGGATGGTAGTATGAGCGTTTTTGCAGCCACTCTTGGAACTAGTTTTTATGTTCCTTCAGGACCACCACCACCTTCAGTAATTGATCTTGGTGCTGGATATGGTCCTACTGCCAATCCTTCTGATGGCACACTATTCAGAAGAGAATACATTGGATACCATACTGATGATATGAATTGGTTTTTATCAGCACCACTTTTAAATGCTCTTGCAGATCCAGGAATAACTGTTAATGAAACTACTACTAATAATGAATTAAGTGATAACTTCTCAGTTATGTGGACAGGATATTTTTATGCCCCATCTGGTGGTCAGTATAGATTTGGTACAGCAAGTGATGATGGATCATACTTATGGATAGGCGATAAGGCTATTAATGACTGGAGAGTAGTAACAGCTGATGTACAAAATGGTGGTCCTCATGGATTAACTCCCATTGAAAACACAACAGATGTTTTAATGGTTGGTGGAAGATGGTATCCAATCAGAATGGTATTTGGTGAATTTACTGGTGGAGCAGTATTCTCCATGTCAGTAGAATTAGTTGGTAGTGGACCTGTAACTCCAATATGGCAATATAGCCAAGGTAGCCCTGAAGGGTTCTAAGTGGAAGTGCTGGGAATCGAACCCAGGTCCTAATCAGTTGTTGTCGGTATTCTACATGCTTAGATAGTTTCTCGAAGAGGTCTGGTTGCCACTATCAAGTCCAGATCCTTTTAACTATACCATCCTAAGAAGCATCACATTATTTTACTGAGGATACCCACTGAGCGTGACCACTATAAGGTATCGGCTCTTTTTAATTGCCCTCGGAAGTTAGGCAGCTAGAGCGTAGCTGGATTTGTCTGCACTTATCCCTTTGTCACCAATCAAGTGATCGTGACAGTCACTACATGCTTCCCCGACACTGAGTGATTAGTCGAAAACCTTTCACTCCCTTACGCTATTTAGTTATGATTATAGTATATCACTTTGTTCACGTTCATATGTACGACGCTTGTGACAGTTTGCACAAACGACTTCACACTTAGCAACTTCTTGCCAAGCAGATTCTACACCGTACTTTTTGAGAACACGATAAACATTATCTACTTTTTTAGATCCAGGTAAATGATCAAACTCTAACATATAGTGAGGATAATAGTTTCCACAGTCAGTGCATCCTGCGTCTTCTTTATATTGACGGAATGCTGGTAGGTAAAATCCTGGGGACATTAATACTATTATAGCGTAACTGTTATAATAGAGTATGGACATTGTTTATATTTGCCGTGAAGGTGACAACGAAGAGTTAAGATACTCAATTAGATCAGCAGTAAAAAACCTCCCTCATGATAATCTGTGGGTAGTTGGAGGGAAGCCTGATTGGTATACTGGCAAGCATATACCAGTAGAACAAAATAGATCATACTACGTAAATGCAAGAAATAACTTAAGGGCTATTTGTGCCAGTAGAGACATCTCAGAAAGCTTTGTGCTGATGAATGACGACTTTTTTATAATGAACCCTACCCAAGGTATCCCCTATTTTCATTGTGGGTATTTAAAAGATAGAATTGAAAGAAGATTAACTAATGATAGAGCTAACATGTATACATATTATTTAAATCAAACATATAGTGATCTGTTTCAAAAAAGAATTTATAAACCAGTAAGCTATGAGCTTCATGTACCATTTGTTTTTGAAAAAGAAAAACTATTTGATGTACTAGGATATAAAGGTTTATGGAGATCTTTGTATGGGAACATTTATAATGTTGGTGGAGAACAAATGGAAGACGTAAAGCTTTTTAAATCTGAAAACCCATATGCAAATCATTCGTTTGATATGGAAACTGCAACATTCGTGTCAACTGAAGATGAAGCGTTTCCACTATACAAAGAATGGTTCCAGAAGAAATTTCCAGAACCATCTTTGTTTGAGTCCCCTTGACTGGATTCGAACCAGCGACACAAGGATTAGAAGTCCTATGCTCTATCCACTGAGCTACAAGGGGCAGGGTATTGCTAGAGACTAATAGCCTTAGCAAATACAACCCTGGAAGCCATCTTCGATGCACTAATAATTGCAATAGGTGCAGAGACGGCTAGAACAACACCAGCATACATCTGTGGCTGTGTCCAATCCCAATTCCAATAATCGAATGTGTGAAATGCATTGGCAAGAACTGCAATAGTAGCAAATCCAATCATGCCCATAATTGCACCCCAAGTCTTTTCAGGCTTACCGTTTTCATCTACACGAGATGCAAGAACTAGATAGGCAATCAAGAAGAGCAGGTACATCAACTCAACGAAGAAGAAGAATAGTCCTGCCATCCAGTCTGCAGATAGTCCTACAAACTGTGCTACAGCTGTAATCCCATTAAATGATACGATAGCTGATGCAACGAATGCAATCAGGATACCTGTAATCCAAGAGCCAAGAACAATCTTCTGGTCGATCTGTACTCTTGGTGCTCGCTTTGCTTCTTGTGCAGCATAGATGTCCATCTTCTGCCTCTTAGCAGCGTACTGGGCGTTTGTAAGACCACCACGACTGCGATTCTTTGTTGGCTTAGGTGTTTCTTGTGGTGTCTCCACAGGTGTTCCATATCCAGTTTGTGCCATTTTATTTGCCTCCATTACTCGTTTTACTTCCTTCCCAATAATACTATCTTTTAGTGTCATTGCTCCTCCATTATACCAGTCCCCTGGGTGGGGATTGAACCCACATGTACCGATTACCCTTTCTACACCTTATAAGAGTGAGGGGATACCAGGGGAAACCCCTTATAAAAATATTCTAGATGTTGTAGGAAATGCTTCTGCTGTAAGATCACGAACAGCTTTTGCATAATCCTGAATTTCTTTTTGTGCGTCGTGCTCTACCCTCTGATTAATAAAATGCATAACAGAATGAAGGGAAGCGGTCCAACGCCAACGAACATACATACCATAAGCAGGAAGAAAGAGACGTGCGAGTTCGGGTGCAACACCATCGTCAATAGCAGAGTGATAGAGATCTGTACCGCTAGCAATAGTGTCCACAAGCTTGCTGAAATAATACTGTCCGATATCGTCATTTACTGGTTCTCCACTACCCTGTTTACTATTTTCTGGCTTACTTCGCCATTCATTTTTTAGAGGTACATAGAACTGTTCATTCTCAGTAATGTACCTACGACTAGATTCATTCCAGCCATTTTGATCATCAACATGTGAAGAGCCAACAGCATACTTCCACCACTGACGTGCTACAAAAAGTGGGGCATAGACTTCAAAAGTCATAGCAGCATGACGAAATGGAGAGGTATGACCGTTCTCCCATAAGAAGATAAGTAATCGTTCATCACGATCTTCCAGGTATTCAATCTCTTTATCATAGGATACACGAGCAGCATTTACAACACTTGTATCATCACCAAGCGTATCAACTAAACGTACGTATCCTTCGTCAAGAACATTAATCTTCAAGATATTCTCCACGGTCAATAATCTCTCGTAGTTCTACAAACTTTTGATTCACATGCTCTTCGTCAATAACCATATAAAAGTCTCCATACTTAGCATTTTGCTTAAGCCCAAACCCTACAAGGTCTGCCCACACATTACCCCACCAACGCTTAATCCAATTATCTGTTTGCTTAATACGAACGGTATCAAAACCAAACTCAAAGATAGTATCGTCAAGGTTCCCTGTCATTTCAGCCATAATATATTTAAGATCTGCCTCACTGTAGGGAATAGAATAGGTAGCATTACTACTGTCAATATATTCGATTGTCATTTTACTCCGATCCAAGAATTGCATATGCAAGTGCAATAGCATTACGTACATGTGGAACCTTACGGTCCTGCAAATTTACCAAAGCATACTCAAGAATATTAATCATAGGATCAACAGTCAAGTCCTCTGGTTCATCAATCTTCCATTGATTTAGTTTATCAATTGCTGAATTAAGCAATACGTTTGGTTCCATTTTAATCTCCTTCATATTGATATAATCTATAATCATCTTTACGCTTGTCAATCTTCTTGACGTAATATTTATCTGTTTCGTAAAGATCATTATAATAAATTGCTGACCTTACAGCTTTGTTCTCTGTGTCATACATAAAGATAACTTTACCTTCACGCATCAGTAGCCACCTAAGACTGCTCAACTCGTGTACCTCTTTCAAATCCTGCAAGATATCCATCTTTCCAGGCATACATCTCTTCCTGAGATACCTTGCCCTCAAGTTTGCTTGCCCAATCAGCCATATCTTGTTTTGCATTACTAGAAAGCTTCTCAAGCTTACGCTTATTTCTGCGGTATTCTGATCTATCCATTACACACCTTAATGATAATTGCAAAAACAATTGATAGGACTATTCCTACAGTCATGATTGCAGACTTCAAGTCTTGATTCTTATAATCCATTATATCACTCGTCAACTTCTTCTAAACACTCTTCTATGAAATGACCAGCGGTAATACTACAAGAGAAACAAATAGTAGCATACCTTTTACTATAACTCAAGCTTGCCACTCACAGACAATGGCATTGATATATGCAATAGCCATTTTAGGACTAATAAAGTTATCTAGGCAATCTTTAGTTACTTCTGCGATTGCTTCCATTGGTGCTGATTGGGTGTCGAACCCCTTGAGATTGACGTGCATCGATTCTCTTTTCATTGTAGTATCTGATTACGTCGGCTAAATAAATATACGCTCCGCCAACTTTTCTAAGATCATCAGAAACCTCTATGGCTTCTTCTGGAGACATCCAACTTCTATCAAATGTCATAACTAATTGTCTCAGACTCTAGTCTTAATGTCAAGCTTATACACCACAAACTTTACATCTATTATCGTCACACTCAGAGCAGATCTCGTTCACGGTTCTCCATTGCTTCCTTGATTGCATTGCAACCATCCATGAATCCTGACTTCCAAAGTGAAAGCTCTTTATCATTAGGAAGATAACCAAAGATCTCCTGGAACTCGTCTAAGAATGCTAATGCATACTTATCTATAATTTTATCTATATCTGACATATATCTATAATACCACGCCCCAAAAGCTCGGCGGCACATAAGAAGTAATCCGTGCGAAACGCACGATATATATTGACATTACGCCAGTATTCCTATACACTAGAGGTATGAGAAAAGGTGGGAGAATCCCTAGTGGTTGGTGCATGACAGGACACCACTGGGAATGTCCTGTTGAATTTAGTTTCGGAAGGTGCGTGTGTACATGCCACGAGTAAAGCGTTTGTTTAAGCCTGGGGTAGATGATCCACAGGCAATATTTAAGTATGGCAAGGAATGCGGTGCAGAAGAAGAGCGTGAACGTATCATCAATAAGATTCTCAATGACAAAGAGCAGCGATGGATCACTAATGATTTTGATATTGACGAGATAGCCTTAAGGAGGTTTATATATGACTCGTAGTATAAATAACGCCTACTGGATATCAGTGGGAATACAGCGAGAAAGAGAAGCAACAATAGAACTAATAAAGAAACTACAGAAGATACAGCATAGTGACTTTATTAGTGGAGATGCAATGACATTCATTATTGAAAACGAAGAGCATCTAAAGAAAGAAGAAAAAGATCATCCATTTATATATGAAGGTTGGGACTAATGCCAATTAAGAAAGAGTACACAGTATTCTCAGCAGAAGGATACAAGCAGAAAAATTCTTTCAAGGATAAGAAGGGTATTCGTTATGTGTCTTTTCATGTTCGTGATGCTCAGTCTAATGTTTTCCTTGAGCTTACTATTGATCAAGCAAAGGAAGCTATCCAGGATATCGAGAAGGCAATAAAAGAATCAAAAAAGAATAGTGTATTTTAGGGGGGGGTATGAAATGATTGAAGTAACACTATCAAAAGAACGTGTAGCAGAAACACTAGAATTCGTAAAGGCTATGCGTGAAGCAAAAGAAAAGCACAATGTAACTGATAAGATGTTTGATCGTAATAACACATCTTCAGGTATCAATGTCATTGGGCATCTTGGAGAACAGGCTATTGGACAAGCACTAGGATTTCCAGTTGATACAACTGTATTGATTGGTGGAGACAATGGGTCCGATATGGTTGTTGATGGTATGACTATTCAGGTAAAGACCAGCCAGCTGAAGAGCCTTATCTTCAATGCTTCTTGGCAGTTCAAGTCTGATATTGCTGTCCTGGTACAGTATGTTGGCGAAGATAAAACCAAGTCAGAAGAAGATCCTCGGTTCATTATCTGGGGGTATGTAGATAGGGAAACATTCAAAGCTAACCACTATAAGAAAGACTATGGTTATGGAGAACGTCTCGTAATGGATGCAAAGGATCTATTGCCTATTGAGTCTCTGCAATTTGCGAGGGTATAAAACGATGCGTTCGTAATACCTATATATAGAATAAGCCCTAGTCAGAATACATTGTTTTGATTGGGGTTTTTCTATTTGCCACATAGCCACATATGCGAAGATCATGTTACCCCCAAACATTCCCAGGACTATATATAGTGCTTCGTAATCCTTTTTTATACTATATGTAGATAGTTATGCACAGGTTTATTCACAGATTATCCACATATATCTGACTGAATATATAAATATAGACTAAGTGTTGTTTGATAGGATAGTGTTTGAGTAATTGCGCCTCTATATCTAGGGGCTTCGTAATCCCCCAAACACTACATCTAGTATCCAAATATCCAAATCAAACAATCCACATAGCCCCAAGTCCCCAAACAATGTATTTGAGAAGCCCAAATAAGTGTTTATATATATAGGGAAAATGATCTATTTTGATCAGAAATGTATTCATATATATAGGATTTGTTTATATATAGGGGATATTTGTAGGATTTCGTAATACCCTGGCGGATCCCCCCAAAAATCGGGGGTATTGTTAATGCCTACCAAACCACAAATTAACCACAGTAATACAAATACCCAATAGAAGTATAAACACTATAGCTGCGATATCCATTTGATCTCCTTTCGTAAAAAGTCCCACGATTTTTTTAGGTCCTTCGTAATGTTATTTTTTGATTTGGTGATTTGGATGCCCTAGGGGTGGGCGCCGCCCCACCTCCCCGAAGGGAGGCAGGGGTAGCAACTACTCTTCTGAGTCAGCCTTGAGGTTTAGGTTATCATTGGCAAGATTTACAATATCATTAAGGCTCTCAAACCCTGTATCCTCTAAGCCATAGATAGCCAGCAAGACATCAAATGTCTCGTTGATAAACTTTTCGGACAACTCGGTAGGCTCTACAATGCCATAAGCCAAAGCATAGGCAAGGGGTAGACCCAAGTCGTTGTAGTCAATGAAGTCCTCAAAGTCTGATTCGTTCTTGTATGTTACCCATAACTCAGCAAGGATTTCACACTTGCTAGAAAAGGGGGTCGATGTTGTTTCTGACATATTCCATTTCTCTCTCATATTGTGCTGACTCTGCAATTACGATAATGCGATGATAAGATACATTCGGTGCTTGTCTACCAAGATACCTTCCAACTTCCTCGATATCTAGTGTCAGGTCATTTACTATTGTGGCAAGTTTTTTAGCCGCTTTTTCCTCTTCTGTTAGTTGCTTTTTCATATTACTCCAGTTTAGCAGTTGGTTGGCTAGTTGTCAATACCCTGCATTTGGTACGGTGGAAGATTGTTAAGGTAATCAACAATACGCTGTGGTACGTTCTTGTATACCTGAAGAATTGAATAACTATCTAACCAAAAATCTTCATCTTGAGCATAGTCGCCTCCGTCATCAATCCCAACACCAAGAGTCATCTGGTCAGCTTCTTCCTGAGTTAAATAAATATCTAGCTCTTGTCGCTCACGTCCTGTGCCATAAGATGCATAGTCTTCTGCAATCTCATTAAAGCTAAACTTCCATTGTGAGTTTTCCTTGGTAGGCTCTTCCCCATTCATGAGGTTGTGCCATCCTAGGTTCCAGATGTTGACATCATATACGTTATCTAATTCAACTCTCATTGTCATCTTTGTCCATCTCGCATTCGCTACAAATAATTACAGGTGTTCCATCATATCGCTTGTGGTCTACCCACACATGCTCGTCCATGTCGCACAGTGTCATTTCATATATGTCTATCTGAATAATTACATCTTGGTTATGTGGTATGTGACAGACATAGAATCCCATGCGATTGACAAAACTAATACCATTACTGATTACACTGTAGTCACCACCGTCTGTCCATGTCCAAAGATATTCATTGTCTATCTCTTGAATGATATCGTAGTCTGCACCATATGTTTCATACATAACAGGATTACCATCAAAATCACAGATTGGTTTGTATTGCTCTACCCACTCGTCGTAGGTAAGGTCGATTATAGTATTCATAGTTACACCTTATCACTAGGGTACGACATTAGGAATATAGGGCGATGTATTCGTCAATAAGGTCTGGTTGGAATCCACTCCACCACATGGTCCCTGCATTAACGACAGGAGCAGACTTAAATCCCTCGGCTAAAAGTTGATCGAGTGCGTCTACATCCTCGGTAATATCGACGGTAGTGTAGGCTACACCTTTATCGTCAAAGTACTTCTTAGTAGCATTACACTGTACACAGTTAGGTTTGGTATAGATAGTAGGAGTCATACTCTAGTTTACCACGGTCCGATACTGCTTATTCACAAAGTAGTCTTGTGAGTAAATAGTTTTCATCTCATGGTCATGTACACATCGTTGATAGTTTTGGAAAGCTAGCTCACCATAGAAAAACTTAGGTCGCTGTCCCTCTAGTACTACCTTATAAAAATCATTCTCGGTATCTGACTCCCATACCTCTGCAACCTGGGAATGATAGATACGACGCCAAACCTGGTCAGCTGCTTTTGGTCTACGCATTATGGGTGTACTTCCTCTCCTGTACAAATAACTATTTCATTATTCTTATCTACAAATACATGCATGTTAGGAAAAGCATTCCCTACTAGTCGCTCTACCTCAGCTACAGACATCATGCCTCTTCCTCCTCGTCTTCATCGCCCTCTTCATAGATAAGCTCTGCATCTACAGAATCGACGGAATCGTACTGAAGGTTCTCCATATAGTATCCTAATTGCTCTGCCTCTTCCTGAGACTCAGCCTCGATAGTACCAGAAAATCTAATTAGGGTTTCAACATAGTATTGGTTCACAGCATCTCCTCTAGTTGTTCATCGGTCAGGCTATCAATTCTAGCAAGACCCTCCGACAGCATCATGGCAATAGCCTTTTCTAATTCGTTCATATGTATAGTATGGCATGAGGGTACGACATTCTGCAACTTTTCAAGCCTTTCGTTACCTTATCGTAATCTGGGAAATATGTTTGTCTATCGTAATGCATTAGAAATGAATGTTTGTATACAAATGGATCGGCGCCGCCACCACCTCCCCGAAGGGAGGCAGTGACTGACCGACTAGGAAGCCATTGTCATATTCTGAACAATGCGAAGAATACGGTTCTTCTCTGCGTTCATAGCAGGGTCAAAGCCAGAAGCCGAAGCCAACACAGACTCGTTGTTACCCTTGCGACCATTACGATACCAGTCAAGCCGTTCGGTGATACCGTTGAGCACCCCCCAAGCCGTTCCCGAAATCGTGTTGTTGAACTGACCGTTGTAGATGTCCTCAACGAGTTCCAACTTAGTCTGCCACTTGGACATAGCACCCTTAGCGTCCTTCTCAGGCATGGGGTAGACCTCACGAAGAATGTCTTGGAACTTGTCGTTCGTGACCTCAGTCTCAATCATAGCCTGAGCCATCTTGTCAAACTCGTCCATGTATTCATTCGCAAGACCGAGAGCGATACGAGCCTCATTGACACGACCCTCAGCCGTCTGAGTGTGACGAATCTTGAACGACTGCTTGGCACTACGCCAGTGACCTGTGCCACTACCGATAGCCATGTTCAGAGTGTTCGCACATACGACACGCACAGGCGTGATGCTCGCCATAATGGACACCGACCCATCGTGAGATGTGTTTACCAATAGGTAAGTGTTTACCTTGTCGCCTACACCCTTGGGGTCAAGCACAGTCTCACGCTCAAGAGCCAAAGCACCAAAGACAACACGACCACCCTTGATAGAACCAGCCGTCTCCCAGCGTCCACCACCATCGAGCAGGTTGTCACCAAAGGTAAACAAGTCCTCATTCTGAAGCGTGTTGTAACGCTCACCAACGATACCCAGAATGTCTTTCTGACCATCGGTGAATGGGTTATTACGAGTAACAAAATAGTTAGTCTTGTCAGAGGTGAATCCGTCAGGAATAGGAATCTCAGTCAAACCGACATTCCACTTGTCAAGGTGAGCAAGTTCGAGCATCTCAGAGGTAGTTACTTCTTCCTCCATGACCGTACCCAAACCATGCCACGCAGGTTCACGCAGAGTAGCAAAAGCGACCTCGCCGTTCGCACCCTGTTCAAGTTCGTGTGCCATGTATAGCCTTTCATTAGCGGTTGTTTAGTTATATAAGTATGACACAGACCACCGACAATTACAAGCTCCAGAGACATATTCTTAATCATCGTAATTGAAATGTTACATTCGCAGATCGGGGCGCCGCCCTCGGAGGGTATGAGAATAGGCAGTTTAAAGACATGCCTAGGTCTATTGGATGGAGCCAAGAAAGGAATTAACAAAACTCCATCCTAGCTTTAAGGTCCCTACTCGTCCTCAAACTCCACAGAGTCAAGGTCGTAGTCGAAACTACTCAGAGCGTCATAGCCATAAGCCACATTCAGGTCAGCCTCAAGTTCATAGCGGTCAAGTTCATCAGTGTCCTCAAAGATACTAATCTCAATCTGACCAGAGAAGTTGATACTACCAGATACGTTTACGGTCTTGGTGAGTTGGCAACCGACCAATTCAGCAATCTCTTTAGCACCAGCATTGGTGACAAGTTCATGGTCAATCTGAGTCTTGAGAAGTTCCCCAAGGTTCTTACGGATTTCGTCAATTTGACGAGCCTCACGGTAGTAGTTCTCTTCCCAACGTTTAGCCTTATTCTCAAGTACCTCAATGTCTTTCTTCAAGTCACCAATCTGCATTGCGAGTGCAGTCTCGATACCGAGGTCAGCCTCTGGTACAGTTCCAGATAGGATTCCGCCTACAGGTGGCAATTCCTTGTGCTCCACGTTCTTGTATCCCATAAGTTGGTCGTAGGTTTCGTAGTTCTCTTCCATTATTAGTTCCCCATTTCTTGAAGCATTTCAATAGTGTTGTTGAGAGTCTCAAAACCCTCTTCACCGAGGCAAACCTCAGCGGTAAGGAATGAGGACATAGAAGCAACCTCACCCACAAGGGCAAGCAAAGCACTACGCATAGTGTCCTCAGTCATTTCGAGACGGTCATACAGAATGGCACTAGCCAAAGTGATAGCCCTATCTGTTCGTACAGATTCACGGACAGCAGTCTGTAATCCAAAAGCAATGTCAATCATTCTTTTCCCTTTCGTTGTTGACTTTAGTTTAGCAGTACCCACCGACACTAGTCGGATAGGTCAGTGATGTGAGTGACGATAGTGTCAGTCTCACCCTCTTCAATCAAGTCCATAGCCTCTTCAGCGTCGATATCAAATTCGGGGTAGTTAGACTCGTCCAAGTATCCCATACCGACATTCCAAATAGCCTCAGCCTCGTCAGCAGAGTTTGCTCTAACCAAATAGGTAGTGCCATTGATAATTTCGTATAATCCCTTTTTCTTTTCCATATATAGAGTATGACACTACCCTCCGACATTTGCAAGCTCCAGGGGTCTATTTCGTAACATCGTAACCTGTTTGTTATATGGGCGGCGCTGATCGGCGCCCCCCACGAAGAAACCCCCTGCTACCAGCAATCTATCCAGACGCTTCACAGGGGGGAGTGAGTAGTTTACTTAGACATACTCAGGTCATTTTTCTACTTACAGCAGTTCCATTACGGTGTTGTAGGTAGAGGCATTGACTTCCTCTTGGTTTGTCATTTTGAGAACCTTGAGGTTCTTCTTGAGCAAGTCCAACTTCGTCGTGTAGTCACGACCATACGACTGACGCTCATTCGGGTTAGAAGGTTCGACAGGCTTGGCAGGAAGGTCAAGCGAGTCGGTGTTTACATGAACAGTTACGCCACCAAGACCATAACGATTAGCCTCAACACGGATAATCGAGTCATACGAATCACCAATGTTGTCAGGGTTCTTGAGAGCCTCAATAACAGCCTGAAGAACAGCGTCGTTGTACGACTTTGTAGCCTGACGGAATGCTTCCTTGTCTTTGGGGTAGGTAGCAATGTCAGCCTCAAGTTTGGCAATAGTAGCCTCAACATCAGCAATCAAAGTTGCGGTGGGGATTTTTACAGCAAGTGAACGAGCCATTAGATTCCTTTTCTTTAGCAGTTTGTTTGAGTGGGCAGTTTAGCCTGATACCCAGCAGACAGACTAGGGTCTGACCTTACTTGACCGTTGTCCAACGGCTGTCACCGTTAGGCAGGGTGAGCAGAACACGAGTCGAACCGCTTGCGTTCTTGATTACCTCGGCAATCGTGCCAGTCACACCCGACTTCTGCGTGGTGAAGATTTCTCCGATATTCATTGCTTCCTCATTTCTGTTGGCGAGCCAGCCAACTTATTTGTCCAAGCCGTTTGCTTGTTATACAAGTATGACACACACCACCGACATTATCAACTCCAAATGGCACTTTTGGGAGTTTTGTTATCATTTCGTAACCTAATTTTTGGGCAGGGGGGCGCCGCCCTCCACTACTTTTTAGTAGCAGAGAACAGAATGTCATTGCGTTGGAAGATACATTGCCCACAGGTAACACAGGCACTACCCTTTTCGCTAATCATGGGTAGTTTCTTGTTATTTTCGGGGCATGGGATAGCACTCTCACCAGTAATTTCAAGAATGTCAGCCTTACCAATAGCGAATGTCTGAGCAAGGTAAGCCAACTTGATACCGTGAGTCTCTTTTAGACTGATAGCCAATTCTTTGTTAGCACTATCGGTTGAGAAGTAGAAACCAAGATTAGGAATGTCAATCAGGATAGGCACAGCAAAGTCTGAACGTGTGTATGCCCAGAATTGCACATCTTGAAAGTCACAAATCACATCACGCCATGCATATGTGTAGTCTTCGTTGAAGAAGTCACCGTCCCAGTGAATGCGGAATAGTTTTTCTGCACCACGACGCTCGCAATCAGAAACAAAATCCTCAATCATCTCATGGATAAGGTTATACATGGTTAGGTAGTCAGCGTCTTTGACTAATGCCCAGTTGTGTTCGAGGTTGATACGCACACCCTTGAATACCTTTTCCAACTTGCCAGCGTAGCAGATAGTTTCGCATACGCTAGTAGCACCTGGACATGAGAAGGCAGTGCCAGAAGGCAAACCAAAAGTGTTAGCGATACTAGCCTGTTTGCCATTAGGCGTTACAGCGTTGGTTACTTTACGGTCTTTAGAGCGAATCAACTTTGTCATAGTCTTACTATACATTGACCCACCGACATTGGGGGATACAGGATCTGGTCGGCGCCGCCCCTAGGGGTTGTGCGTTATCGAGTCGCACCCCTCGGTCAGGTTCTCGCAATCCTGACATTGTTAGCGAGAGTCTTTGACTACCAAGAAGCCTGATAGGTGAAACTCACACTATCGTCACCGTAGGTCTGAATCAGAACACGGTCTAACTCTTTGGCGGTGTCCTCCAAGTCTGACCAATACCACTCGTCATACTCAGTTGAGCCAAAGAAGAAGCCTGACGAAGTAGGCAGAGCCACAGGTGCTTTCTCACGGTGAATGAGAACATCCTTTACCAAGTCACGCAAGTCCTCTAAATCCTTGCGACGGACATAGATAGGCTGACACTCGTCTACACCGTTGGCGAGATTGTCCACAAACCATTGGTGAATTGCATTTGCCTTACGCCAATAGATAGCGGTAGCAGTTACAGAAACGCTGTAGTTATGCTCGTCGGTCACGAAGTTTTTGAGTCCAGCAGTCTCAAGAATAGCCAAGCCTTCTGGCACATCCTTTTTGACAATATCGCCATTCTCCTGAACCCAATCAGAAGTTCGAACATTCTTGCGAACCTCAAGATACATGTCCAAGCCCATTAGTTTTTCCTTTCGTTTCTTTTTATTTTAGCAGTACCCACCGACATTACTCACAATTGTGAAACACATAACTGCTTGCGATATCGGTAAAGCCACACTCAACACATTCGCACATAAGTCCAGCACGAGTCGGGGTAATAATCATTTTCGTCATAAAATAACTATAACAGCACCCACCGACACTGGGGGGCGCCGCCCTCCTATGGATTCCTAGACTTGATTTTTCTAACTACTGACTCAATGATAAACAACACTGCAAAAATCAAAGGGGATAAAATAGCCATCCCAATAATTATTGCAATCAGTGTGAGCGTTAGAATTATTAGAAACCCCACTACTCAAGCACCTCATATTTGGGATTAGAATATTCTCCCCTTACCCGAATGGATTCCTCGAACATCTTCCAGCCTGTTTGGAATGTCTTTGGGTGACAGTATTGGTCAAGGGAATACAGGATATCCTCGCCATCAGTGTTTGGGTCAAAATCTTCGGGTACGGTAACATCAGTAGTCAGCGTAGTAGTGATACGATATGTAGGCATTATGCTCCTTAGTGGTCAATTTCGTGGTACAGGCAGGTAGTGCAGATTTTTGTCCAGTCGTTACCGTCGCCTTCATCGGGTGCGAGGGTATCGGGTGCAAAGTCATTACAAACAGTCATTTTACTCCTTAGAGAAACTCGAATGGGTCACGGTCTTGGAAGATATCCTCAAAGTCTTGCATGGAATAGGATTGTGGATTTTCATACCACTCTTCCAATGCCTCCAGGATTTCCATACCCTGCTCGTCACCCTCAAACGGATTGCTTTTCATCCCACACCTCCGAATACTTTACAATGAACTCACGAACACTTGGAACATGAGTGAAGTCTGCTTCCTTATTTAGTGCCATGTCTAATAGGTCACCAGCCACGATAGCCAGAAACTGTTTCTCTTCCATTATGCCTCCCACTTGTCGGTTGGTAGTCCATTCAGTATAGCGTAGACGTACGACATTTTCTCGTAGTCAGGCAGGATTTCGAGGGTATCCCATTGGGCAATAGTCACGTCAGTAGTATCAAACACTAGACAATCTTCTGCCCCATAGTTACCATACTCTGATACATAAGCCATGATTTTTTCCTTTCGTAAGTAATCCTATTATGACACTACCCACTGACATTGGGTCGGCGCCCCTGGATCTTGGCTCCCCCTCATGGACTCGAACCATGAACCTGCTGATTAACAGTCAGCTGCTCTGCCAATTGAGCTAAAGGGGAATGGCGACTCTGACCAGACTTGAACTGGCGACCCCTACCGTGACAGGGTAGTGCTCTAACCAACTGAGCTACAGAGCCATTGTCCTATTGTATCAGGCATACTCCCGAATAGCAACCTGCTTGATTGCCCCACGAGTCCTCTGACGGTTAGGTCGATTGTCGTGAGTGGTAGCCGCATTGGAACTACGCAGACCACGCATAGCAACAATGTATGCGGTGTTCTGAATCTTCTTGGGTGCTGTCTTTTTCTTCATATCTCAATACTAGCAGTGACCACTGACATTGGAGGCATTTTTAGTAATATACTTAATAACATTCCGATAACGGATCGGGGCGCCGCCCCCCCCTAAAAGGGAGGTCGGTTCAGTAGTGCCTCATATTCGGCTTCCTTGTATTTCGTGTACAGGTACAGAATCACAAGGGTGTCGAACAGAATCACGCCCATCATTATGACGAACAGCCAAAATAGGTTCATTAGTTCTCCTCGAAGTCATAGCAAGCGTTGATAAATACATTGCGTTGGAATCGCTCATTGTCCTTAGCAAACATATCTGCGAAGTCATGAACAAGGTCAAGCATACGCTGTTCGTTACTGATTGGCATATCACCAATAAAATCAGCAAGAATGCTAGCGGTTTCCACATAGTCTTTGCGTGTCATCATTTTAGTGTGTCCTTTTCTTTGTTGGTTTTAGTTTACAGCAAGCCACCGACACTACGAACCGTAGACGGTCAGCAGTGTGCGGTAGCCATTGGCACGACCCTCGCACCACGAAGCCATGCCTTCCATGCCAGCCTCACGGTACATGATTACATCAGCCTCGTTTTGCTCGGCAAGCCACTCAAGCGATTCGACTGGGATAGTGATTGTGTTTTCCATAGTTTTCCTTTCGTTGTATAACAACTGTATCAGTACCCACCGACATTGCAGGGCATTTACAGCGTGTTTCGTATAACGGTTTGATAACAGTCGGGGCGCCGCCCCTGCTAGTTGTAGCCCTCTACCCAAATATTTTCCTCTAACAGCATGTCCACATAGTCAGCGAAGCCACAGCGGTATGCGATTGGGTCACAGTTCTTGAGAATGTCTGCAGGGTAGAACTCTGAGTAGCCAATGGTCACAATGCCATAGCAATCATTTAGATATGCGTCATAGTCATCTCGGGCTTGTTCTTCGGACAGGATTTCGTGCTTTGCGATTTCGTTCATATAATGACTATAACACTACCCACCGACAGAGGTCGGCGCCCCCCTAATATCCATAGTCTTCGTCAGTACCCCAGCCAGCAGAGGCAAGAGCATCTGCATCCCACCAAGACTCGTCTGGCTCGTAGTCCTGAGACTCAAGAGAGTTGCCAGAGATGTCCCAATAGGCTTCGGTGTCCTCAACAGTCCACTCATTGCCGAGGTCGTCAAGGTAGGCGACAATCTCGTTACCCTCACCAAAAATAGGCTCAAAAATCATTAGTTATCCTTTCGTTGTTATAACAAGAATAGCAGGGGGTACTGACACTCCTCCGTAATTCACTTGGTAAGCGGATCGGCGCCGCCCCCTACCAGCGGAAGTCTTCCTGTTCGTCATACCATTCCTGGTAGACGTATTCGGTTCCACAGCCACAGCAGGGGCGGTCTTCACATGTACACATAGTGTGCCTTTCGTTTGGAGTGATAAAAGAATAGCAAGGGCTACCGACACTACATGTTTCTAGTGTCAGCCTCAGCCACGATTTCCGCATCAGGGAACACCTTGATACAGGTGGCACACAGTGCGACAGGGGTTTCTCGCAAGAAGCCAAGCTCAATAAGGTACACAGCGTCTCGGTGCTGGCAGAATTCACATTCGGGGTTCATAGTTTTCCTTTCGTTACCACTAGACTAGCATGACCCACCGACATTGGGGAAAATTTCCGAGGCGTTTTAATGCGCTTACGTAAACTGATTTTGGAATGGTCGGGCGGCGCCGACCCCACCGACATTTGTCAAGCGACACGCCGATCGGGTTGACTTATTTTTCAGGGGCAGAAGGTCGCCCAAAACAAAAGAATAAACCAATAGGCAGAGTACAAAATAGCAAAAGCCATACCAATGCGAACAACTGCCCTAGCGATACCACGAACAACATAGTAAGTCTTTGAGTGATTCATTATGCTCCTAGTCTGCAATCGGGAAGATATCAAGAATCGGGAAGGCAGTTTCCAATTCATCGCACACGATAGCATCGTGGCACTGTTGACAGACAGCGACAAAAGTCAGTTCGACAATTTCGGTGTCATACTCCAAGACTTCACGAGCCTCACGGTAGTCACAGATTTCACATTCCATTAGTTTTCCTTTCGTTTACGTTTTGATTCTAACAGCACCCACCGACATTCACATACGCGACACGCCGATAACCCAGAAAAAAGTTATCCACATCTTAAATAAAAGTTATCCACAGGGCGGCGCCGCCCCCTGCGACATTTGTCAAGTCCTGGCTAGGCGTTTCGCAAATATTCCATTGCCCTAGCGATGCGGTCTAAATCATCTTGGAACACGCCCAAGCCACGGTTACAGTTGTGGCAGATGTGTCCACGGAATGCACCTGTACCGTGGTCGTGGTCTACTACCCACACCGATGCGTTGCCACCTGTTCCCTTTAGTTCATCTTCTGACTTCAGGCAGATAGGGCAGGTGTGTCCCTGTTCGGGGTAGCCATACTCTTTACGCAGAGCACGACGCTCACTAGACAACTTACGACCACAGTCACGGCACTCAGGTCGCAGGTACTTGCCACCAGAGGCAGGGGAGAATGAAGCGTGAGGTAGGGACTCTTGGCACTTGGAACAGGTTTTCATAGGTTTCACTTTACGCTAGGGTACTGACATTGTGGTAAGCGACACGCCGATTACAGGAAAATTTTCAAGGCATTTTAATGGATCTACGTAAATGTGGATAAGTTATCAACAGGCGGCGCCGATTTTTTTGGAATACGCAAACCGACACGCCGTGTATTCCAAAATTGGCATATGCGAGAGATCCCGATTTGGGGAGGGTAGTCTGCTAACTAGCAAACTCGCCCTCTTCACGCATGATAGCGAAACGCTCGCTAATCAGGCAAGGCTTACAGATAAGCCATTCACCATGTGCGGACACATAGACAGTCTCTACAGACTTTTCACAAACTTCACAAATTTTCATTTTGAGTTTTCCTTTCTTTACTTGAGAGCGTCAAGCATACGCTCGAACGCCTCTTCGGTTAGTGACACGGTAGCCATGCCGATTACGAATGGGTAAGCCTCTGTGCGAGACTTGAGGTTGTACTTAGCGACACAAGCGTCAAGCACCTGATTCATCATTTCTGATTTTTCCATTTTAGTTTTACCTTTCTTTAGCGAGTGAGACTTATTTGCTCTGAGACTTATTTGCTAGGCTCACCTTTCGGATTATTTGCTAGGCTCATTCTCTGAGGCTCATTCTCACTCTGTGTAGTTTTTATCTTATGTCTTGAGACTATCAGACATTATCTGAAAAGTCAAGCCGACACGCCGTGTTTGCGAAAAAAAGTTTTTATTTCTTTTCTGCCATGAATGCGACCATCAAGCCAAGCAATTCTTCCTGGCTCATGTCTTCCATGTCCTGAACACCTTCGGTGGTGATTACCTTCATGAAACCCATTTGGTTTCTCCTTTCTATCTGTAAACAGACTAACAGTACCCACCGACATTCGACCCCCTGTTTTTCCATCTAGGGGAAATTTTTAGGTAAACATAAGGTAAATTCTTATCCACAAAGTTATCCACAGGGGGGCGCCGCCCCCACCGACATTTGTCAAGTCGACACGCCGTGTTTGTCAAAATTAGTTTGTGGTCGATCCACGAGCCACCAACAGGCGACACCCTAGTTTCGGGTATCAGCCTCAGCGACTATGTAGTGAGGCGTAGTCATGCGAGACTCGCAACGCACACACACATAGGTAGGCATGGACTCCATCATCATCATGATTTCGAGAGTAGCCTCATAGTATTCACAGAATGTACAGGTCATAGTTTTCCTTTCTTTGTATTTACAGTATGACATAGGGTACTGACACTACAGTACGGTCACCTTGTTTCCAAGGGTAGCGTAGGCAGTAGTGCCATTAGTAAAAGTAACCTGACAGGTAGTACCGTTCAGTCCTTTCACGTTAGCGATAACACCTGTGTAGTGAAACACAGGTCCAAACGGATAAGGCTTGTTGCTGAACGCAACACGCTTTCCGATTAGGGATTTGATTTTTTGAGTGTAAGTCATGATTGACTTCCTTTCTTTTTAGGAGGGATTTATTTGCTAGGCTCATTCCCGATTGGGACTTATTTGCTAGGCTCACTCCCTCGTGACTTACTTACAGTATCGCAGTACCCACCGACATTGGAGGGCATTTTAGTAGGGGTTTCACCCTATTTTTAGGTTAACGTAAGTATAAAGTTCATCCACAGAGTTATCCACAGGGCGGCGCCGCCGCCTCAAACATTTGTCAAGGCGACACGCCGTTAGGCGTTCATTTTCTTTTTGGTCAGAGCTAGCAACTCTTCGAATTCCAATTCAGTCATGTACTCACCCTTAGCAATGAGCATGAGTTCTTGATAGCGTGACATTAGTTTACCTTTCGTTAGTGTTTTGATTTTAGCAGGTGGTACTGACACTAGAGTCCGAATATCTTTACCAAGATAACGAACACGAGGGTTAGTACCGATACTGTGAATGAGACGATAGCGAGCATTTGAGTTATTACCTTTCTTTGTTATGACTATAGTCAATCACTAACCACCGACATTAGCAATGCGACACGCCGATAAGTGAAAAAATAAAAAAAAGAAAGTTTTGGGGGTGTGTAGTGGTGTGCTCACTATAGTCGACCCCCCCATAGGCTATTTTTTCTGTATCGTTCATCTTTAAAAAATATTCAGATTTTCATCAAATCCAAAATAAAAAATTTTTCAGATTTTAGCCATACACAGATTTAAGAATCAGGATCACCAGGGTGTACGATAGGACAATAGCCACAGCACCTGCGAGGATCAATCCGATATTTTTCAGGGCAGACAAAATCTTCGTCATGCTGTGATTGTTTCGGGGGTACGGTTAACAAGTCCATAATGCAAAGCCCATATAGTAATAAGCTTGTATGAAACCTTCTGCTCTTTGCTGATAGCACGAACACTCTTGGTTTCTAGCTCTTTAGCGAGCCAATCTTTGTTTTCATAGTTTTTTACTTTGACTGGATCCATTATTCTCTCCTTAGAATGAGTCGGCGTCAGGAATTAAGTTTATGTCATGGCAAATGCAATATTCTGGATCTCCATTAAAGATGCAGACGCATTCTTCTGATTTGTTAAGGTTTAAAACTTCGGGGGTATCACAAGAACAATTACCATTACACATAGTAATAATTATATCACCATTTACCAACAGGACATGTAGCAGCTTCTAGCTTTGTTTTAAGCTTCATGAAGCATCCACACTTTGTACAAGAAACTGTTAGCTTATTCAAGAAAGGACATTCAAAACAAATTGCTAGTCTTTCTTTTTGTAATTCTTCTTTTGATCTAGGTTCATTTGGATTCAATAGGTCCCAAGGCTTAACACTCATATATCAAGTATAACACTTCGGATGGTTTATTTTTCGAGGGTATACAACAGCCAAAGGCTGTCTTGATCAAACACACATAGTGATAATTACTCTTGATCAAACATAAGAAATCCCCCTATACTAATATAAGGGGAAATCTATTTGGGGGTTTGCTGGTTTCCGATTTGTTAATCAAACCTGAATGGCATGACTGGGGTCTTATCCAGGATATCACAAAAATCTCATATCAGAGTAGCTCCGCTATCATACATATTTGTCTATTTGGATGTTTCATCTGTTTGGACATAGTGTATGGGGTACTTCTCGCCGCCGATTTTTACCGCCGAACAATAGGAGCTTAATTAGTTATATGTTATAAACAGGGTGTGGATAACTTTATAAAATACCTGTATAATTATACTATTATGCAGTGGTACGAATGGATTCCAATTCTATTAGGTATTATCGGTATAACCACAGCTATTCTTGCAGCAATCAGATTCTTTATCAAATATCATGTAAAAGAAGAGATGGAAGATATCAGGCATGAACTCAAACCAAATGGTGGATCTTCAATAAAAGACCAAATAACCAGAGTTGAAGCCTCACAAAAAGATTTTGTAGAACGTCAACATCAAGATGATGCAAAGTTTGAAAAACGACTTGATAAACTTGAAAGTAAGATCGACGATGTGCTGAAGATTGTTATTGAGAAACTTTCTAGCTAGGATTCTTTATCCTATATTCTTTCTAGCCTAATATTATTCTCTTCCCAATTATTACAATTATACACATACAATTACCGTTCTTGATATCAAAATCTCAAATATTTTATAACGATTTGATAACAAATACATATCGTTACCAATATGTTATAATTGTTTTGACTAGTAACCAGGGTTTCTCTCTCACACCCACTTCCTTGGTTACTAGTCTTTTTGTTTTAGAATAAATGATATACTTATACTACTATGAGTTTAAATTGTTGCCCCGAACCATTTGGTGCTGATCCTGCACAAATTACTTGGAATGTTGTTAGAGGAGATACAGCATCTATTGTTATTCAGTTTTTAGAAAACGATGAAGTTACTTATACTGATACATCTGGTTGGGCTTATATAGCTACTGCTTATGATCAAAAAGCTGATGCATATTATGAACTAGATGTACTTGAAGATTCAGGATTTGTAACTGTTACTGCATTACCTGCTGTGACTGAACAGTGGGGTACTGGTATTAAGTCTAAGGTAGCAGAATTATCATTTGATCTTCAAGTTACAACTAATGATGATATTGTTTGGACACCTGTTATTGGTGTGATTAATGTTATTGGTGACGTAACTGAGGTGACACTTTAATGGCTGATCCTTTAATTGTCAAAGTTATTAATGTTAATAATACCCCACCGAATGTAAATATTGTACCAAAGGCTGATCCTAGTTCACAATTAGCAGTTGTTCCATCAATGGGAAAAGGTCCAACTGGTCCACAAGGAAATCCTGGAGCAACTGGACCAACTGGTGCTACTGGTAGTCAAGGACCTACTGGTTCACAAGGTATAACAGGTTCTACAGGACCACAGGGTGCTAATGGTGCTACTGGACCAACAGGTCCTGCTGGTACAAATGGATTAAATGGAGCTACAGGACCACAGGGTATTCAAGGAGCTACTGGACCAACTGGTGCTACTGGACCTATAGGATTATCTGGCTCTCAAGGTTCTACAGGACCACAAGGTGCTATTGGTCCACAAGGTGCTCAAGGTATTCAAGGTAACCAAGGTATTCAAGGTCCAACTGGACCTACTGGTGCTACAGGAAACATAGGTCCAAGTGGACCAAGAGGTGCAACAGGAGCACAAGGTCCAACTGGTCCAACTGGTCTACAAGGAAATGTTGGGGCTACAGGATCTGTAGGTGCTACAGGAGCAACTGGTGCTACAGGTCCTCAAGGAAATATTGGACCAACTGGACCTCAAGGTATTCAGGGAATACAAGGTATAACAGGTCCACAAGGAGAGTCTGGTCCTACAGGTCCACAGGGTTCTCAAGGTTCAACAGGATCTACAGGACCTACAGGATTACAGGGAGCAACAGGACCCACTGGAGCTACAGGTGCGACAGGTGCGACTGGTAGTCAGGGTCCTACTGGACCTACAGGTTCAATTGGTCTTACAGGTTCTCAAGGATCAATTGGTCCAACTGGTTCAACTGGTCCTACAGGTCCTCAAGGTAGCCAGGGTATTCAAGGACCAACTGGTCCACAGGGATCTCAAGGTATCCAAGGCATACAAGGTATTGAAGGAGCAACTGGTCCTACAGGAGCAACAGGAACACAAGGACCTACAGGTTTAAAGGGAGATACAGGATTAACAGGATCACAAGGATCTACTGGTCCTACAGGTTCTCAAGGTCCTACTGGTGCAACTGGACCACAAGGCAATATAGGTCCAACTGGACCTCAAGGAACGCAGGGTATTCAAGGCATTAAAGGTGATACTGGTAATACTGGACCACAAGGACCCACTGGCTCAATAGGTCAAACTGGTCCAACTGGGAGTACTGGTCCAACAGGTCCTCAAGGAGAAATAGGTCCTACTGGTGATACTGGTCCACAGGGTGTAGATGGTCAATTTGGTGGTGCTGTATTTACATATAATTATCTAACTAATACAACTGCTAGTGATCCTGGATCTACCAATTTAAAGTTCAATGCTTCTCTTACTACTGCTACTCAGTTATTTATTAACGTGAATGATATTCACAGCACTAACATTCAGGCGTACCTTGAGACAATTGACGATTCAACTTCAACTATTAAAGGACACTTTAAAGTAGAACAAGTAGGAAACTCAGCTAATTATACTTACTATGCAATTAATGGATTTCATACATTAAGTGGCTCTTACTATACCGTTCCCATTGTCTACTTAACTGGATCAGTTTCTTCATGGACAAACGGAACTGATGTTAATATTACATTTGTTCGTACAGGTAATGCAGGTGACCCTGGTCTTGGTGGAACCATTGCTAACTGGGGTTCGTTCTGGGATACAACGACGCAAACTATTGCAAGCACAACTACTGCTTACCCAGTTACTCTTAACAGCTACGACCCAGCAAACATTGGTGTCACGGTAGTTAGTGGAAGCCACATTACAGTAGCTAATGCTGGAACTTACAACATCCAGTTTTCGGCTCAGTTCTTAAACACAAATAAAGATATCCATAATGCCAATATTTGGATACGTAAAGGTAACGACGGCGGCGGCTCAACCGATGTTCCTTATAGTGGTGGGCAAACTAGCGTTCCTGGTAAAGCAGGAAGCATTAATGGTCAGATTATTGCTGCTTGGAACTATGTACTTGATTTGGCTGCTGGTGACTACCTTCAGTTCTGGTGGCAAGCAGAATCTACAGCTGTATCCATGGAAACAATTGCTGCTGGAACTACCCCGACCACTCCAGTAACTCCTTCAATGATTGTTACAGTAACTCAGGTTACTTATACTCAACTTGGTCCTACAGGAGCTACTGGTGAAACAGGTCCAACTGGACCACAAGGGGTAACTGGTCCAACAGGAGCTACAGGAAATACTGGTGCTACAGGTCCAACTGGACAAATAGGAGCAACTGGTCCTCAAGGTATACAAGGTATACAGGGAATTACTGGTCCACAGGGACATACTGGTCCTACTGGACCTCAAGGTTCTACAGGTGCAACAGGCTCTATTGGAGCTACTGGACCTACAGGAGCTACAGGTATTCAAGGACCCACAGGATCTCAAGGACTAACAGGACCACAAGGTGATACTGGACCTATTGGACCAACTGGTCCTCAAGGTGTAAAAGGTGATCAAGGTTTTATTGGTGCAACAGGTGCAACAGGTCCTGCTGGATCAAACGGCACTAATGGTGCTAATGGTGCTACTGGACCAACAGGTCCTGCTGGATCAAATGGATTAAATGGATCCACAGGTCCAACAGGAGCTACAGGAGCTACAGGAGCCACAGGAGCAACTGGTAATCAAGGACCAATAGGTCCAACAGGATCTACAGGTTCTCAAGGACCAACTGGTCCTCAAGGTGATACAGGACCACAAGGTCCTACAGGACCGCAGGGTATTCAAGGTATTCAAGGTGTAACTGGAAGCATAGGACCAACAGGAGCTAAGGGAGATACTGGTTCTCAGGGACCAACAGGTCCTACAGGAGCTACTGGTATTCAGGGTCCCACAGGGGTAACTGGTATTCAAGGTCCTACTGGATCAACAGGAGACACTGGTCCTACAGGACCACAAGGTCCAACTGGTAATACTGGATATCAGGGTCCTACTGGAGCAACAGGTGCTCAAGGACCTACAGGTGCTCAGGGTCTTCAGGGTATTCAGGGTAATACTGGAACTAATGGTACTAATGGAACTAATGGAACTGCTGCAACAATAGCAGTAGGAACTGTTGGATCAACAGGTCCTGATGGAACTCCCACTATCACCAATAGAGGAACTTCCTCCGCAGCGGTATTTGATTTTGTTCTTAAGCAAGGACCCACAGGTGCAACAGGATCAACTGGACCGACTGGAGCAACAGGACCCAGCAGTCTTCCTGGGATTACTCGTACGAACCTAATTACTAACCCAAACTTTGAAACAAATACGACTGGTTGGGCTGATACTGCGTTCAACGGTACTTTTCAAAGGTCAAATAATCCAGCTGGGCAATCTGGTGGTAATTCGTATCTTCTAAAAGTAGGCTATATTTACGACAGTGATGTTGAGTCAAACCAGTCGTACACCTACTTTGACGGCACTTTGGTTATTGGTCAAACGTATAAAGCTGGTGTTTATGTTCGCGTAAGCTCAGGTACTGGGTCATACTCACTTAGACTTCAAAACTTCAACCCCACCAGTACTACCGTTGTTCAAACTATTACAGCTACTACTTCATGGCAGTTTGTTGAAATACCTCCTCTAACTGCGACAGGCACTAATTTTCGTTTATCTCTGTTCAATACAGCAAATAACATACCTTTCGGTCAACAACTTTACATTGACTCAGCGATTCTTGAACTGGCATCTACCTATACTGGATATTTTGACGGCAGCACTACAGCCGCTGGAGGGTTTACCTATGCTTGGACAGGAACGGCTAATGCCTCTACATCAACTGGTACTAGACCTCAGATCACGTTTGAACAAATAGCAGGTGCTATTCCTGTTGGTGGAACAACTGGACAAGTTCTAGCAAAGAGTTCTGATACTAATTACGCCACTAGCTGGACTACTTTGGCTGCTGGACCCACTGGACCCACAGGACCAACAGGAGCAAATTCTACAGTAACTGGTCCCACTGGTCCAACAGGTCCAACAGGTTCAACTGGTCCCACAGGACCAACAGGACCTACAGGTGCAACAGGTCCTAGTAGTGCGACTCTTGTTCGTACTAACCTCGTTACCAATCCAAACTTTGAAACAAATACTACTGGTTGGTTTCCCCAGAATGGCTCAATTAGCAGGGTTAGTACATCTCCACAAACTGGCTCTTGGTGTCTGGCATCATCACCAGATGGGGATGGCGACCTTGGAGCCACTTATACTGGGACAGGCGCACTAGTAGTCGGAAGCACTTATCGTGCAGGTATCTGGGTAAGAATTGCTTCTGGAACTTTTGGTTTTGTGCTTACTTTTGGAGCAGGGGCTGCGGTAACAACGGTTTCTTTTACGGCGACTACTTCGTGGCAGTTTATTCAAGCACCATCACTGACTGCCACTACTAATGGTAACCTAACTATAGTCGTAGCCCCCCCTAGCGTTTACGCAGGTTTTGGAAGCACACTCTTTGTTGACTCGGCAATAGTTGAGCTTGCATCAACCTACACAGGCGCATTCTTTGACGGCAATACCTCAGCCGCTGGAGGGTTTACCTATGCTTGGACTGGAACAGCTAACGCTTCTACGTCAACTGCCACTAGAACTGTCACCTTTGCACAGATAGCAGGTGCTGTTCCTCCTGGAGGAACTACTGATCAAGTTCTAGCAAAAAGTTCTGGAACCGATTACGCTACTAGCTGGACTACTTTAACAGATGCAACAACTTCCGTAAAGGGTGTGGTACAACTAACTAACTCTATTTCCAGCACCAGCACGACTACGGCAGCAACACCTAACAGTGTTAAAACTGCATATGATCTTGCTAATGGAAAAGTTTCACAAACAAACGGTACAGTAACTACTGCATCAACATCATCTGGTGTTGTTAGAAACATTTATACCTCTACCTCCGCACCGACTGGAGGTTCTGACGGAGATGTTTGGTTGGTGTATACAGCATAATGACTGGTCATTTAAAAGTTGGTGGTGCATGGAAATCTACTACAGCTATAAGTACTAAGGTATCTGGAGCCTGGAAAACAGTAACAGAAGGCTGGGTAAGAGTTGGTGGTGTTTGGAAAAAATGGTATCAACCGTTCACTGTTGACTTTCTAGTTATTGCAGGTGGTGGTAGTGGAGGTCAGTCTCAGACTCCTGCTGGTGTTGCTTCTGGTGGTGGAGGTGCTGGTGGATACAGAACATCTGTTGGAACATCTGGTGGAAGCTCATCTGCTGAGTCAGCAATAACATGTTTTTATGGTCAAACATATACCGTTACGGTTGGAGCAGGAGGAGCTGGACTCAACGCTGGTAATGGTAACAAGGGAAGTGACTCTAACTTTGGAGACTTAGTAGTTTCTACTGGTGGTGGTTTTGGGCGTAACGGTACAAATAACACTGGTGGGTCTGGTGGTTCGGCTGGTGGAAACGGTGTCGGTACAGGTGGAACTCCAGCAACAGTAACCTCTGGAACAACTGGTCAAGGAACATCTGGTGGTCTTGGATACAATGGCGGTTCAGCCTCTACAGTTGGTGCAGGTGGTGGTGGTGGAGCATCTACGTCTGGACTAAAAGATGCAACAAGTACTAGAGCTGGTAACGGTGGAACAGGACTTGCTAACTCAATTACAACATTATCTGTAACTAGGGGTGGTGGTGGAGGAGGTGCTCCATCAACAGGCTCAACAACTTTTACTAATGGTACAGCTGGAACAGGTGGTGGATCTGCTGGTACAAGAAGTGCATCAAGCTCTAATGCAACTCAAAATACAGGTGGAGGTTCTGGTGGTTCTACTGGTTCAGGGTTTACTAGTGGTAATGGTGGCTCTGGTGTAGTGATTATTAGGTATCCAAACACCTTGCCAGCAGCTACATCAACAACTGGATCTCCAGACATTACAAACACTGGAGGGTATAGAGTTTATGTATTTACAGGAGATGGGAGCATAACTTTCTAATGGCACACTTTGCACGACTTGATGAAAATAATGTAGTTATTGCAGTTCATGTTGTTAATAATGACGTATTAGACCCAGACAACGAAGAAGCTTCGGGAATAGATTTTTTGACCGAACTGCATGGTCACCAATGGTGGGTGCAGACATCTTACAATAGTAATTTTCGAGGAACATACGCTGGAGTTGGGTATACATACAACGAAGAGCAAGATATATTTATTGCTCCAGAACCTACAGAAGAAACTTTGTCGTAGTTTGCTGTACAATAGACTTTATGAAAATAGCAATTTACACTATAGCCTTAAATGAAGAACAGTTTATAGAAAAGTGGTACGAGTCTGCAAAGGATGCTGACTACTTACTTGTTGCAGATACTGGTTCTACTGACAATACCGTTGAAAAAGCAAAAGAGCTTGGTATTAACGTTATCGGCATCTCAGTTAAGCCATGGAGATTTGACGTAGCAAGAAACGCATCTCTCGCACACATTCCAGCAGATATCGACTATTGCATTGCTCTTGATATGGATGAAGTACTACTTCCTGGTTGGAGAGAAAAGCTAGAGGGTATGCTAGAAAAAGGAATTACTCGTCCAAGATATAAATATACATGGTCATGGAATGAAGACGGTACACCAGGATTAGAGTATGGTGGCGACAAGATTCATGCAAGACATGGATATGTTTGGAAGCATCCTGTTCACGAAGTAATCGTTGCTGATCGAATTACTGAGGTGCAGTGTTGGAGTGATCTTGAGATTCATCATTATCCAGATCAATCAAAATCAAGAAGTCAGTATCTTCCACTTCTTGAGCTTTCTGTTAATGAAGATCCAACAGATGATAGAAATGCTTATTACTATGCTCGTGAACTATTTTTTGTCGGGGAATATGAAAAAGCAAACGAAGAATTTAAACGACACCTATCTCTACCAAAAGCAGTATGGCAACCTGAACGTGCAGCATCAATGAGATACATTGCAAAATGTGGAATAGAAGATGCAGAATATTGGATTAAACTTGCTATTAAAGAAAGTCCTGGAAGAAGAGAGCCATTAGTTGAATTAGCACAATTATATTATAAAAATCAAGATTGGGAAAATTGCAAAATATACTGTTTAGCAGCTTTAGCTATTAAAGAAAAGCCACTAGATTATTTGTGTGAAGACTTTGCTTGGGGATATTTACCATATGACTTGCTTGCAATTTCTTACTATTATTTAGGTGATAAAGAGAATGCTTTAAAATATGGCAAAAAAGCATTTGAACTAAATAAGTCAGATCAAAGACTTATGAATAACTTATCTTTTTATAAAGGTTGAAAAATACTAAAACGTCTGGTATATTAGAACGATACGTTGAAACTACGGGATGTCCCCCGATTGGAGTATTACATGTTACCTTTTATTTTTTCTAACCTTTTGGTTGCCGCAAATATTTTTATACCCTCGCCAGATGTGTGTGGGTCTATAACAAATCAAGAAATTGTTTATGAAAATACACAAACAATAGTTGCAACAGGAATTGAACTAGACGCAACTCGTGGTCCTGGAATTTATACGCCCAACTTTATTTGGTCTGTAAATCACACAAAAATTGGAGAAGGATTTGGAGTTCCTCGTCCAGAAACAAATAGCATTCATATGGGATTAGATATTTTTCCTGGAGAAGGCTCAGAAATTCACGCATCTACAGATGGAACTGTTACCAAAGTAGAATATGGAACTGGTTCATATGGATATATGGTTGAAATTTATGACGGCTATGAATACTCGACACTCTATGCACATATGATTGCTGGTTCATTTGAGCAGTATGGAATTTCTGTGGGTACACAGGTAAAGCAAGGACAAGTTATTGGTCTTGTTGGTAGTACAGGACGATCATCTGCACCACATCTACATTTTGAAATTCATGATTTTGATACTCAAGTAGATCCAGTTGCAGTCATGGCAAAATACGCAACAAACTAGCATGTTATAATTAAATGAAGGAGAGTGATATTTATGGGAATGAGAAACTCATTCGAGGGTTATCCAATTACAGATGATTGGGCAGCCCACAAAGCAAGAGGTTCCCTCGGCGGTACTGACTTTGGTACACCAGTAGGAACACCAATCTATGCACCTAATCCAGGTTATGTTTCATATGAAGCTGGCAATGGTTCTGGTGGATATATTATTACACTTGATCTAGGAAACAGTCCTGGATACAAGATGCAGTTTTTACACTGTTCCGCTTTTGAGGGCAGTGACAGAAATGTAAGCGAAGGCGAACTACTTGGATATACAGGTGGAGCAGCTGGAGCACCTGGAGCAGGTAGCTCAACAGGAGCACACGTACACGTACACTTAGTAGATCCAAACGGTGTTCGTGAAGACGTAATGCCTTGGTTTGACAATTCAACCCCTGGTTCAACCCCTAGTCCAGCACCAGCAAATGTTGACTATGTAGAAGTTCAAACACTTTTAGCACAGCGTGGGTACTACAAGGGAGATATCGACGGTCAGTTTGGACAACAGTCTTGGACAGCTGTTCAGACAGTATGTGCTGACTTCGGTTTCTATGATGCAACATACATTGATGGCGTTCCAGGTAAGAACACTTACATTGGTATGCAGATGTATGCAGCTAAAAATGATAACTACCGTTACGACATCGATGGTATTCTTGGTCCAAACACTTGGGCTGGGTTTACACAGTCATTGCGTGAAGATGCTCCAAAGCCTACGGTTGCACCTGTTGTTGCACCTACAAAGCCACACACAGCTACAAAGCCTAAGCCAGTAACAAAGCCTAAGCCTGTTACTAAGACTAAGCCTACAACGACAAAGCCAAATAAGGAGACAAAGCCTATGCCTACAATGAAGCCACTTCCTGCAGATGCAACAAATGCGTCACACGATGCTCTTGGAATTCTTATTCCTAAAGCAAAGTACCGCCGACTTGCATATGCAATGTATGGTCTTGCTGCATTAGTTATCAGCAATGTTAGTGTTGCAATTATGGCTGGTGGAATTCAAGCACCAGTATGGTTGATCATGCTAACTGCTGTAGTTGGAAACCTCGCAGTTCCATTTACAACTCTTGCAATTGCAAACGCTTCTACTGCTCAAAAGTAAAAGTTAATCAAAAGTCTACCCCTGGAGAAATCTGGGGGTATTCTTTTTGGTTTATGGTATCATATTAATATGGCTATTAAGATGCAACAGCGTAGAGGAACTACAGCTGAATGGAATGGTGTTGCTAGCACAGTAATATTGGCAGCAGGAGAAATTGGTTTTGTTACTTCAGGCGATGATGCTGGTAAGTTTAAGATTGGTGATGGAACAAAGACATGGAGTCAATTACCATTTTTTCAAAATGAAACAACACTTGGCTCAAATCTTCTTACAACATCTCCAGTAACAATTAGCCAAGATCCAGTAGGTGCTCAATATACAGTAGGATTTGATCAAACTGCACAAAATACTACAAATGATATCAGATATGCAAAATTAGAAGGAAATAATACTACTGCAACGACCTTTGTTGCAAAAACAACAACTTCGATACCGCTGACTGTTAAAGGAACTGGTGTTCAAACTGGAAATTTGCAGGAATGGCAATCATCTGGATCAACAACTCCATTAAGTAAAGTAGACTCAGCTGGTAATCTAACTGCAGCTACACTTGTCAGCAATGGAACTATTACAAGTACTGGCAATATTACTGCAGCAACAGCAACTGCATCAGCAGATAAACTTAGAGCAACAAATACAAGTGCAGATGCAAATGCATCAGATGCACCAATTGTTGCTGGAGATGTAGCTGGGGTACATATTGGAATTTCTAAAAATGGAATTGCAGCAGTAAATAATACAGGAACTTCACCACTTAACGTTCAGCCATTTGGCGGCAATACCTTTATTAATAATGGTGCTGGTGGAAATGTTACTATTGGTACAGCTGGTACTTCAACTGTTACTATAAGTGGCACTCAGGCAACTATTGGTACTAGCACTACTACAATAAGTTCTCAAACTATAAACATGGGAGATACAAGTGGTGGAGGACAAGCATATATTCTTGCAAATACTGTGGGGGTAGATGGAACTGCTTTAAACATAGGTACTTCAATGTCTACAAGCACTCTAAACATTGGACGAAGTGGAATTACTACTGCAATACAAGGACCTACAACAATTGCTGGTACACTGTCTGCAACTAATAAAATTGGTTATACACAAACTTCAAATACTGTCACACAAGGAACAAGCAAAACAACAGGTGTTACCTTAAATAACCTTTCTGGAACAATTACAACAGCTAATACAAGCTTGTCTGCCCTTGTTGTTGGTACATCACCAGCAATTACTTCTGGTGGCGTTGCGACATTTACTCTTACTAATTCATTTATTGCTGCAACAGATATTGTTTTAATTTCGGTAGTTAGTGGTACAGCTAACTCAGCTAACGCTGCAGCATATGCCGTATCAGCTGTACCAGCAACAGGTTCTGCCGCTATTTCTATTCGAAATATTACAGGTGGAGCACTAGCTGAAGCAGTTCAACTTAGATTTGTAGTAATTAAAACTACCTAATGCTTACTATGCTAAAATAGATTGTGAAACATTATGAAATCTCAATCTAACCTTTATGCAGATAGGATACTTCTAGAGCATCCTAATGCTATTTGGGCATTAGACGATACCGTTGATTTTTTATCACTTATTTATGGTGACAAAAGAAACTTATCTTTTACGAGTTTTTGGACTGTTTCTGGGGTAAGTCCATTAAGTGTAACCCTAGAAAATGCAAGTAATATACCTACAGTTCCATTTCCAGAAGACTATATAAATAAAATAGTAAACACTTCTTCTGGATCAATTTCTTTTGCTGGAAATAATCTTATTCAAAGATCATCTTTAAGTGAAGATTTAGAAAATATAACACTAAGTTTTTATACATACATTGAGGGATCTGTTGGTTCAAATACAAAAGCAAAACTAGGTTTTGACTATGGAGATTACTCAGTTAGACAAGAAATAGATATAGATGTTGCTAATACTTGGGTATTTATTTCTAAAACATTTGAGTTACCTAGTTACACATATTATCCAGATAATTATTTTGAACCATTTATTGGTTTTACAAATTTAAATAATTCTAATAAAAAGATCTATGTAAATGGAATTACTTTTGGTCAATTATCAGAAGAGTTTGCTCCAACATCTTTGGGTTCTATTTCAACTTTTACATACCCTTCAGATTTCCCAATTAATTTAGGTAGTACTGGAGTAGTTGCAAAAAAATATGGAAACTTTAAAACAGACCCACAAGTAAGCGATGGGGTATATGTTATCGAAAATGGTAAAATTTTAGCAAAAAATTCGGGAATACCGATGATCTATGGTGCTAAAAATGTTACTATGCTTAGTCCTAGTAGTTCTGAAAATCCATCACTAGTTTTACCTGGTTTTGGATTTCTTCATAACTCAGGCAAAAACAGAGATATGTCTATTGATTTTTGGTTAAGAATAAATCCACATACCTCAATTCCTAAGAAAATTTTTGGACCAATAGCTTCTAGTGATGGACTCTACGTTGATGGATCATTTTTAATTTGGAAAATTGGAAAATACTTTGGGTCATACTATGTTTCAGAATGGTATAGACCAATGCTTGTTAGCTTAATATACACAGCATCACATTCATCTGTAATGGTTAATGGAAAAGAAGTTATACTTTTAAATTTTGAATATGACGATAAAACTAATACAAATGATTTAGATTTTCCAAAAAATAAATTTGAAGTAAATAATTCTGGAGCTACTATAAAAACCAAAAACTATAACTGGCTAGGTTTTTATTGTTATGAAGATATTTTTCAAATGGAGCTAGACTGTGTTGGTATTTATTCATATGAAATTCCGTCCACATTATCCAAAAGAAGATGGGCATATGGACAAGCAGTTGAATTTCCAGAAGGTATTATTTCAGATAATGGAGGAACATCAACTGTAGTAGATTTTCCATCTGCAAATTATGTAAATAATTTTAACTACCCAGCACAAAATAAATGGGAACATGGAATTATGGATGCAGTTGCATCTATCAATGACACACTATCTTCTACAGCTTATTCAGCACCAGAAGTCTACTTTGATAATAAAACAGAAGTTGAATGGCAAGCCACGATACAGGATACTAAAAATATTTGTTTAGTACCGACTCCAGACTGGGAAAATACAAACGGATATATAACATTTGGAAAGTTAAGATCTTTTAGAGATAATATCGTTTCTATTTATGGAGTTTTTCAAATACCAATTAACTTAACCTCTACACAAATTCTTTTTAAGTTATTTGATGAAAATACAGGCAGCTATCTACAATCAACCATTGACTCAACTGGTAGTCAGTTACAATATGACTTTTATTCTGCATATACTGATCTTCACACTACTTGGTCTTATGACAATATATCTGATATAGATTTAAGAGGTACAAGCATTAATGCAGGTATATGTTTTAATTCTTTAACTACTACTGATGGAAACCAACAAGAGTTAGCAAACTTTATTAATAATAAACAAAGACTTTCTGTTTATGTTGGTGGAAATGAACTTTTTACAAATACATTTACTGGAGTTATTGAAAATTTCTCATTCGTAAATAATAGAAATTTCTTAGAGTTAGACGGATCTCCATTTATTAATTCTGCAGGATTCTTTTTTAACAATATCCAGTACAATAGCTCAATACTAATTTATGATGGTGGATCATATAATACAAGTACCTGGGATTTTGATGTAGATGGAGGTAGTCCAGAAACTACATATATTTATAATGACTCAGCTTCACCAACATCAGTTCCAGAAACATATACAGTAATTGATGGTGAGAATTTCAATACAGAAAGTCTATCTATTGTAGATGGTGGAAGTTATAATACAACATCTTGGACATCTATTTATGATGCTGGAACTCCAGTATTACAAATTTCTGGCGGTATGTTAAACAATAGCCTAATGGATCGCTATGCAACATACTCATTATTTGGAAAATCATACCTAGAAAGTTTTGAATTATCTATTGCATCTAATGGATATTGGGAAGACTATATTCCACTGAAATCGTTAGCTAAAAAAATAAATGATTCTACTTATGATCTGTCTTATCTTCAGTTCAATGTTGGTTATCCAAAACCAGTAAAATATCTTTCATCTACTGCATATGACACTACAAAGTCTTCTGTAAGAACATATATAAGCTTTCAACAAAACAATGCAAACAGAAATCTTGTTTTTACCACAACAGTAGAGCCAAAGATTCAGGGTCTTCATAATATCAATAACACAATGATTCAGTCAGATAAAAGATTTGAGGTTGTTGATGGTGACGTAATTAATATAGTTGACTTAACAACACAAGAAATTGAAAATCTTTATCTCGTTATTCATGTTGAACTTAATAGTCCAGATATTTTAACTAGACCAATTAGAATAAAGAGTCTACAAATTGCAGGTAAAACAAATACAGTTAATACAGCTAATCCAATTGGAACAAAATTTGGATCAAATATTTATCAGTATGAGCAAGATTCTAATTTAGTAAATGTTAATGCAAATCCATTTACAATTGGAAAACAAATGACTCCATACCTATATTTGACAAGATCTAGTGGAATTAAGTCAGTCTCAGGAAATCTGGAAACATCTGGACTTGCTGTGCCTGTCAATACAAATAAAGATACTGAGTATAAGTTGTCTTCTTTTGTTGCATCTATAAGATATGACGAAAACTATTTTCCAAATAAAGAAAGTAAAATTGCAACAATTAAATATGCAACAGATTATGTTGACTTTTATATTAGTCCATATAACTCAAAATTAACTCGTGCAAAAATTTATGCAAAGTTAAGAAGCACTGGAGCATCCTTTACTAATTTGCAATATTTTATTAATGGAAGACTTGTTTCTAATCCAGTGATAAATGTTTATGAGTGGAACAACTTCGGGGTATTGTTTAACTCCCCAATAAACATGTATAATTCATCTGATGATATGTTTATTGCTTTTGTAAATAAGTTTACTTTCAATAATGTTGTTTGCTATAAGTCTCTTGCTTATATCTCTAGTAATGAAGGAATGGATCTTACATATTATTATGGAGTTTCTCCAAATAGAACAAATAATTTATTGATTAGACCAAAGAAAGTTGTAATTGAAGATAAAGGAACTCCATTATCTGCCAATTCTTACTCATTAAGATACTATAAGGACATCTCAACTACCACAAAAACCCTGACTCCTGCATAATATGGTATACTAGTGTTCATGGAAAAGATTATGAAGGGTCAAATTGGTGAAACCAAGATCCAATTTGTTAATGATAACCTTACAAATGCTGGTGTTTATGTATGGAAAAAGTCTAATGGTAAGTTTTTTACCGATAATGATAATAATGTTTTAAACATTCCATCAATGCGTGGCGATCAATCTAAGATTGCAGAACTTAAAAAGGCAGCAGCTTATTACGGTGAACCTGACGGTGAAGCCGTATTTTTTGAGGGTACTGCAAGAATCTCAGATGAAGAATATTCAGAACAAAAGGACCGTATGTCACAAGGTCTAATCCCATCCATGAATGACCTTGGTGCAGTTATTGCAGCCAAGAAGACCTTGGAGATGTATGGCGATGAATGAGATAACTAAGATTGCAATTCCAATTAGAGATGATTCATATCTTGATCAAGATGTTGTTGTAAATAATGATCCATTTACAAAAACGTGGGATGAAATTAAGAACTATTCTGGGATAGACCCAAACTTTAAACGTCGTGAATCTCGCATGGAAAAAGCAGCAATGACTGATGCTTACATGGATTCTGCAAGTGCAATTGATTCTGGTCGTGAAGATGCAAAATCAAAGAAACTAAATCCAGGAGCCGTATATCGTAATGCCTACGGTATTTTTGATATCATTACGCCACCATATGATGTATATCAGCTTGCTGGATACTACGATACTTCATTTGCTAACCACGCAGCCATTGATGCTAAGGTGGAAAACATTGTTGGTCTTGGATATGACTTTGTTGTTGCAGATAGAACTCTAATGCGTCTTGAAGCAGAAGAGGATTCAGAAAAGGTTACTCGTGCTCGTAAGCGCATTGAGCGAGCAAAGATCGAGCTACGTGATTGGATGGAAAGTCTTAATTCAGATGATAGCTTTACCACTACAATGGAAAAAGTTTATACAGATGTTCAAGCAACAGGTAACGGCTACATTGAAGTAGGTCGTACAGTAAACGGACAGATTGGTTATATTGGTCACATTCCTGCCACTACTGTTCGAGTTCGTCGTTTGCATGATGGTTTTGTTCAGATCATTGCAAATAAGGTTGTTTACTTCCGTAATTTCGGGGCAACTAATGCAAACCCAGTAACACAAGATCCACGTCCTAATGAGATTATTCACATTAAGGATTACTCTCCTCTAAATACTTTTTATGGTGTTCCAGATGTTATTTCTGCAATGCCCTCTTTGATCGGTGATGGATTTGCATCACAGTACAACATAGACTACTTCCAAAATAAGGCTGTCCCTCGTTACATTGTTACATTAAAGGGAGCACAGCTGTCACAGGAGGCTGAAGACAAGCTGTTTAGATTCCTTCAGACAGGAATGAAGAGCCAGAACCACCGTACACTTTATATCCCACTCCCAGGTGATTCTGATATGAATAAGGTTGAGTTTAAGATGGAGCCAATTGAGGCAGGTGTTCAGGAAGGATCATTCCACCAATACCGTCAACAGGTTCGTGATGATATCCTTATTGCACACCAGGTTCCACTTTCAAAGCTTGGTGGTGGAGAAGCTGCAAACATTGCTGCAGCACTTGCACAGGACCGTACATTTAAGGAACAGGTTGCAAGACCTGCACAGCGTAATCTTGAAAAGATTCTTAACAAGATCATTCGTGAAAAAACAGATGTTCTTGAGCTTAAGTTTAATGAGCTTACTCTTACAGATGAACTTGCACAATCTCAGATTATGACTAACTACGTTAAGAATCAGATTATGTCTCCTAACGAAGTCCGTGATGCACTTAATTTACCACAGCGTCCAGACAGCGATAAGATGATTGTTCCAACACCAAGACAGGCAACTGATGCAAATGCGAATAATGAACAGAATAGAACTCGTGATGCTGAACGCCAGCAAAACCAAGCTGATAATACTGCTACCACCTCTGGAAGAAATCCAAAAGGTGAAGGCAGATCATCATCTTAAAAATAGTGTATAATTATAACAAAATAGTAACTTTTTACAAAAAGGCAATATAATTAGATTAGTATGACTATTCAAAAAGCACGTTGGGAATCTGAAGGCGACAATGTTCGTCTTTCAATGCCGTTCAGTAAAGTAGATCAAGAGAGACGTCTTGTCTCTGGTTTTGCTACTTTAGACAACATCGATAAGCAGTCCGATGTGGTTACAACAGAAGCATCTTTAAAAGCGTTTGCTAAATTCCGTGGCAATATTCGTGAAATGCACCAACCAATGGCGGTAGGTAAGATGGTTAACTTTAAAGAAGACAAGTACTTTGACCCAGAGACAAAGAAGTTCTATAATGGTGTATTTGTTTCTGCTTATGTTTCAAAGGGTGCTCAGAATACCTGGGAAAAGGTTCTTGATGGAACACTTTCAGGTTTCTCCATTGGTGGAAAGATGAACAAGTGGGATGATGGTTATGACGAAAAGATGGATACATCAATTCGTATTATTAAAGACTATGACTTAGTTGAACTTTCACTTGTTGATAATCCTGCTAATCAATTTGCAAACGTTATCTCTATTGAGAAGAATCAGGCTGGTGATACAGTAGTAAAGGGAGAGGTCGCAGATCTTAAAATTGAAAATGTATTTTGGGATAAAGAATCTGGACTAGTTATGGTTTCAGATAATGAAGTTGAAGTTAGCCCAACAAGTGGTATTCCAATGCAGAACATTGGTTTTGTTGAAAAGTCAGATTCTGACAAAGTAGACATGATTAAATTCTTGGTTAATAGTGCTAAAGGCATTAAGAATACTGAGATTAACAAGGAGGATAATATGACAGATGAAACAACAAATGTTGAAGAAGTCGAAATCGCTCCAGAGGCAGATGCCGCAATTGAAGAGGTTGTCGAAGAAACTACAGAGGTCATAGAGGCTGATGTAGAAAAGGCAACTAATGATGTTGTACCAGCAAAGCCTGAGTCAGAGGATGAAATGTCAACCGATGACGAGCAGGAAGATGCTGAAGAGGATATGAAGCCAGTTTCAAAGTCAGACGAGGAAATTGTGGAAACAATTACTGACATGAAAAATACTCTTACATCAGCCTTTAGCGATATGGCAACAATGGTTAAGTCACTTAGCGATGAAGTTGCTGCACTAAAGAAGTCACTTGGATATGTCAACGAGGTTCTCGGGGATGCAGAAAAGGACTTTAACAATCTTGGAAAGCGTATCGATGCAGTAGAAGCAGATACAGCTTTCCGCAAGTCTGGCGATCTAGGCGAGATCGTACAGGAACCAGCAATGGTTGAAAAATCAGTATGGGGCGGACGTTTCCTCACAAATGCCGATCTACTGAAATAAAAAATAAAAAATCACTTGGAGGTGAAATATATGTCAGAAGAAATCATTAAGAATATCCCTGGAACAGGCGGAGCGTTTCCTAACTCAGACGGTCAGTTTGCTGCAGGTGGTATCGGTGGTGTAGCAGATCCTGCTTTTGCTTTTGTTGGTAACAATGTACCAGGCGAAGCAAACTATGGATCAACAGAAGGTATTAACGCTGTTAACCCTTCCTACACCGATAGCCCTAACTACCCAGGTGCTGGTATCCTGCGTCCCGAACAAGCTCGTCGTTTTATCGACTACATTTGGGATGCGACAACCCTCGCTAACGATGGACGTCGCGTTACGATGCGAGCCAACACAATGGAGCTAGAGAAGGTTAACGTTGGTGAGCGTGTTGTTCGTGCTGCAAATCAGGGCGACCCATCATTCACTAACGCAGGAGCAACCTTTACTAAGGTTGAACTCACAACAAAGAAGCTACGTCTCGACTGGGAAGTCTCAGCCGAAGCTCTCGAAGACAATATTGAAGGAGGTGCTCTTGAGGACCACTTGGTTCGTCTCATGACCACCGCTTTCGGTAACGACATCGAGGACCTTGCCATCAATGGTCTTGGTTCAGGCTCAGGCGATGACTTCCTTGGTATTATGCAGGGTTTTGTTGATCGTGTCCAGAACGATGGATTCGCTCACGAAGCTACTGTTGACCAAGGAGATGCTAACTGGACAGTACACGATATGCAGAAGCTAGTTCTAGCTATGCCACGTCGTTACCGTGCGCTCCAGACAGGACTTAAGTTCTATGCTGGAACAGACACATTTGCTAACATTGTCAAGAACAACGGTACAGTCTTTGACTCTATCGGTTCAACTGAGGCTGCTCGTGGTTCATACCTCGGCGGTGTCGATCAGACAGTTGGCGGTGCTCGTCAAACTCGCGTTCTCGGTATTCCAGTGCTTGAAGTTCCTTACTACCCTGCGGATTACGTAGACCTTACGTTCCCACAGAACCGTATCTGGGGCTTCCAGCGTGACATTACTGTCAACCGCTTCTACGTTCCCAAGAAGGACACCATTGAGTACACTGTATTCGTACGCTTTGGTATCAACTGGGAAGAGCAGGATGCTATCGCTTACGCGACAAAGCCAGCTCAGTCCTAAGTAGAACAATCTTGAGGGGGTGAGGACAATAGTCCTCGCCCCTTCTTTATTTGTGTTGTATAATTAATTAAGGAGTTTGATATTTTATGGAAGTTTTAAGAGTGCCACCATATCCCATTACAACTACATGGGATGTTCCAGAAGCGAACGCAGCTTACACACTTTATGTGGAGGATTTGGTTGATCACTCATTTGAAACATCTACTGTAACATCAGATGCCAACTCAAAAATAACATATATTCTTCCAAGGTCTAAGGTTCAGTTTGATAGAGACTTTCTTTTTCGTGCATATGAAGTAGATCTTAATGGTGAAATTGTTATAGATGAAAATCTAACAGTTTATAGACCATATGTAGATCCAAATATGCTTGGTACAACTGCATCAGAAATTGCAGAATACAAAGAACTTGAAATTGTTGCTCGATCAATTATTGATACATTTCTTCAAGAAGGATCAGGTACTGGTGGAGCCTTTTATAACCACAAACTTATCATTCAGCAAGTAGGGCAGGGAACAGATTATTTTCCTCTTTGGCACAACACAAACCGTGTATTAAAGGTATATGAAAACAATGTACTAGTATTTGATTATGAGACAAAGGCAGACTGGGAATTTCAGTACGCAGTAACTCTTGATAATACTAGTATTTATAGATATTCAACATCAGAACTAACTAATCCAGTAATTTCAGGATACAACAGATTAGAGTATAATCCAACAACACTTCCAGTTGCAATGGGAGATCTTGGATTCTACGGTAGAAGTGGATATGGAGTAGCATTTCCAAAAGGCTATGACTATATCTTTATTCTTGATGCTGGATATAAAGCTATACCACCAGATGTAGAGCTTGCAGCTAAATACTTGATTGAAGACATTAAGTGTGGAAACAATGAATACTGGAAGAGATTTATAACTCAATACAATACAGATCAGTTTAACATTAAGTTTGCCCCACAATTTTTGGAGGGAACTGGCAATATTATTGTAGATAAGATTCTTACTAACTATAAGGGTAATCTGCTTAAGCCAGGAATAATGTAATGAACATTGTATGTGAGAAAACAAACGTAATCTACCCACTTCTTGCAGATGTTTATTATCCAACTGTAGAACAAAGTGCCTATGGCGATACTCGTAAAACATGGATGCTTGATGCAACAATAGCTTGTTTTTTTGCACCAGCAGGTAGAAAATATCTACAAGAGGTCAGTACAAATCCAAACATTACAATTGATAATTCTTTAGTTGGACGAACAAGAAGTGATATAAGAATTTCTAGCAGAGCAGCAGCTACATCAATTACAAACATCATATTGACAAATATTCGTGACACTAATGGAAATCCAATCTATATTGAAACTGCTGGAGTCAGGGCAGGAAAGTCAACAGTATTTGAAATAGCAACTAATGAGCCAATTGTAGGTGCTTTTGGAAAAGTAGAATACTATAAGGTAGTAATCAGAAGATCTGATAATCAGGCGGTAGATGTATAATGTTTAGAGTTGAAACAAAATATGAACAATCTATGAAAGATATGAAAAATCTTATTGCATATTCTGAAGGATTTTTAGAAGGTGCTAAAAGAAACAAAACTGTTTTTCTAGATGGTTTGGGATTACAACTTAAAGAAACTTTAGGGCAGTATATTGACTCTATGGCAAGGGTAGATCCACAAAGTCTCCATCATGTGTATGAATGGTATAAAACAGGTAGTTCTGATGCAAGACTATTTGACATAGATTATACAGTTTCTGGCGTTGGTCTTTCAATTTATGGAACTTTGACTCAATCAAAAACAGTTGCAGAAGGATCTAAAGAACCTTTTTATAATAAAGCAAGAGTTATGGAGTCTGGAAGTTCTGTAACAATTAAACCAAAAACTGCTTCAAAGCTTAAGTTTAATATAGATGGAAGAGACATATATTCTTCTGGTCCAATTACTGTAACTAATCCTGGAGGAAACCAGGTTAGAGGATCTTTTCATAATACATTTAAGCAGTTTATGGAATCATACCTATCTCAATCATTATTGGACATAAGTGGTTTTTCTAGAAATCTTGCAAATCCAATAGACTTTAAAGAAAATATTTTATCTGGAATTCGTGGCGGTAGATCTGTAGGAATCAGAGTAGGCATGAATTGGATAGCAAAAGGAGTAGCATAATGACAAATCCAGTAGCAATATCATATCCCCCAGTATTACTCAATGAGTACCTTGCTGAAAAAATTGTAGAAAGAATACCACACAGATTCGATAGCGATGTTTTAAGATTCTTTCCAACAATGCCAACAGACATAACTGCTTTAACAGAAAACTTCCCAGAAGCAGCAAATGATGTTTTTGTAGTTTATGACAGAATGTTTCAGATGCGTAGAGGTCCATTCCCACACATTAAGTCAGAGCAACTATTATATTATTTTTATAAAATCAATAGCGATCCAGAAGCACTTTTTGAAACAACACAAATTGTAGCAGACCTACTTGATCGTGGAGATGAATCAGCACAAGAAGTTAATGAATGGATAGAGTCAAAAGCAAATGGAGGACTTGTAATTTTTGGAACTGGATCATTAGCAAGAACATTCAAACCAGTATTCTTTCATGACATTAAAATATTTCAACTTCAAGAAACAAAAGACGTCATTGATTTTAATACTGTTAGAACTTTTACAGGAAATAAAGTCATTATCGATTATCGTTATCATACTCAGGATTATTTATAAATGAATGATAAACTTTAAATGAGGAAACGCCCCAAATTCTAAGAAAAATGAGGTGAAATAAATATGGCAAATTATTCAAGAGGAACAAGTGCAAACATCATCGTTGGTGCTGCCGCACTTTTCACTTACGAAAGTGGTCCAATTGGTCAAACTACATCTGGTGCAATTACCGATCTAGAGGCTGAAAAGGATCTTCCAAACGTTGTAGGAGCAGGTGGAGGAGAGTCTTACAAAGAGACGCTCTCTAAGCCAGCCTACAAAGGTGTCTTTAGAAACGTTGGTTACACATCAAACGGTCTTGAACTTCAGTTCCAGCCTGACTTCGGTGAAGTTAAGGTTGACCAGATCCTTGACGTAGCCAGACTCTACAAGCAGGGTATGAAGGTAAACATGAAGACTTCATTCGCTGAATCAACGCTTGAGAACCTTCTGTTTGCAGTCGCTGGTCAGGGTACTGACCTTAGCGTTCCAACAGGTGGCTCTTTTGCTGGAAACAACGTTCTCCGTATGTCAGCAGGTGACATTGGTGAATGTCCAGTTGAGCGTGGTCTTGTAGCTGTTGGTCCAGGTACAGGTAACTGTGCTGCAGGATCATCCATCGAGCGTATCTATATTGCATACCGTGCTCTCTCAATTGAGAGTGTTACAGTATCAGCAAAGCGTGAAGAGGCTACTATGTTTGAGGTTTCATTCCGACTCCTTCCAAACGACAATAGCTCCTATGGTAAGATTGTGGATCACACACTCACAACCACTGGCTCTTCAGCAGCGTAATCTAACTTAATAATGGGATTGCCCAGACTTCGGTCTGGGCTTTTCCTTTTGTTTGATACAATTAGTTAATGGCAACAAAAATATATAAAAGCATGTCTGTTACGTTTTTAAATGGACAAGAACTATTCATGACTCCACTAAAGATAAAATATCTTAGAGACTTTATGGATGCCTTCGCAATAGTAAAGCAATCAAGAAATGATGAAGAAGCAATTGACTATCTTATTGATTGTGTAGTTATTGCAATGAAACAATATTGCCCAGAGATCGCTACAAAAGAATCTGTAGAAGATCTGTGTGACCTAGCTATGATTTATGCGGTCATTGAAGCAGCAGCAGATATTAAAATGAAAGAAGACTCTAAAGATAGCGTTGCAAACCAAGCTGAAAAAGGCGGAAGCTGGATGGACTTTGATTTAGCAAAACTTGAATCAGAATTGTTTTTATCTGGTATTTGGAAAAACTATGAAGAACTAGAATCTTCAGTTTCTTTACCAGAATTAATCATAACGCTAGAATCAAAGAGAGATCTTGACTATCAAGAAAAAAGATTTTTAGCAGCAATTCAGGGGGTAGATCTTGATTCTCAGTCTGGTAAAGAACCAGAACAAAATGCATGGGAAAAGCTCAAAGCAAAAGTATTTAGTAATAATGGCACAGAAGATCCAAATGACATTCTTGCTTTGCAAGGTGTAAATGCAGAACAAGCAGGATTTGGTATCGGTATGGGTATTGAATATACAAAGCTATAAAAACAAAAGACTGTCTATGTTATAATTAATAAGACAATACAAGGAGGAAATTAATGTCAACAAATATTAATGAAGAAGAAAAGGTCACTCTTATAGATGGAACTGACATCATGGTTAGACCACTAAAGATCTCGCTTCTTCGACCATTTATGAAAAAGTTTGAGCAATTGGCGGAGGTAGCAGAAGATAACGATAAGTCTATGGATGTTCTAATTGAGTGCGTTCAGATTGCTATGAAGCAATACAATGAACAGCTTTCTCTAGACATTAAGGCTCTTGAGGACAACGTAGACCTTCCAACGGTTTACAAGATTGTGGAAGCAGCATCTGGCGTTAAGCTTGGTGAACTACCTGGTCTAAATTAATATAAGGATGGTGTAAATGAATGGCTGATGTAAATTCTAATATCAATATAAATATTGATAGCGGAAACTCTATAGCAGAGCTAAAGAGACTCCAATCAGAATTATCAGCTTTTTACACTAGCATGGCTAAAGGCGGTGCTGCTGCTGCCGCTTCTGCAAGTAATCTACAGAATAATTTAATTAATTCTGTTAATGCTAGTGGTCAGTTTACTGCTTCAATGAAGCGTATTTCTACCACTACTGAATCATTTACAACTGCCCTTGAAAAAAATAAGCTCTCTATGGGGCAATATTTTAAATATTCAATGGGCAGTTTTCAGGCTTTTAGCAAGGTATTTTCAAGTGAGTTTTCAACCATTGAAAAAGTTGCTCGTGAAAGAGTAAAGACCCTACAAACTCAGTACATTCAGCTTGGTCGTGATGCTACTGGTGCAATGAAGGCAATTGCTATCAGACCACAGGTTCTAGATATGAATGATCTAGGAACTAAAACAGCAATGGCTGCACAAAAAATGCAGATTCTAAACCAGCTTGTTTCTCAAGGATCTACAAATCTTCTAAACTTTGGTAAAAATACTCAGTGGGCTGGTCGCCAGCTTATGGTTGGTTTTTCTATTCCACTTGGAATTGCAGGAGCTGCTGCTGCTAAAGAGTTTATGAAACTTGAAGAGCAGTCAATTAGATTTAAACGTGTATATGGTGATACATTTACACCAACATCTGAAGCAGATGCAATGGTTAATCAGATTAAAGATTTGGCTAATGCATATACTGCATATGGAATTTCTGTAGATAAGACAATGGGACTAGCAGCTGATGCTGCTGCTATGGGTAAGCAAGGTGCAGATCTTTTAGCTCAGGTCAATGAAGCATCGAGACTGTCTGTTCTTGGTGGGGTAGATCAACAAAAAGCACTTGAGACAACTACATCTCTTACTAATGCTTTTGGTATTGCAACAAAAGATCTTGCTAAAGAAATCAACTTCCTTAACGGAGTTGAAAACCAAACTGTTACATCTATTGATGATTTGACCACTGCTATTCCAACTGCTGCTCCAGTTATTCAACAACTTGGTGGTAATGTTCAGGACCTTGCATTCTTTTTAACAGCTATGCGTGAAGGTGGCATCGATGCCTCTGAAGGTGCTAACGCACTTAAATCAGGTCTTGCTTCTATTATTAATCCAACAACTGAAGCAACTAATATGCTTGCAAGTTTTGGCATTAATTTGCAGGGCATTGTTGACAAAGATAAAGGTAATGTTAAAAACCTAGTTATAGATTTAGCAAATGCTCTTAATCAACTTGACCCAACAAATAGAGCACAAGCTATTGAGCAAATGTTTGGAAAGTTCCAATTTGCTCGTATTTCAACTCTATTCCAGAACGTAACAAAAGAAGGATCTCAGGCAAGTCGTGTTCTTGACTTAACTGCAAGATCAACAACAGAGCTTGCTATTTTATCACAACGAGAAATGCAGAAAATTTCTGATTCTCCAATGTATAAGTTCCAGGGTGCTGTTGAAAAATTCCAGGCATCTCTTGCTCCATTAGGAGAGGCATTTCTAAAAGCTGTAACTCCAATTGTTGAATTCGGTACAAAACTTCTTGAACAGTTTAACAAGTGGGATGAAGGCACAAAGAATATTGCAATTATTATTGCAGGAGCAATTGGTGGAATTGCGCCAATTCTTCTTATGTCTTTTGGTCTTGTTGCTAACGGTGTAGCTAACCTTATTAAATTCTTCTCTGGTCTAACTAGAATTTTTATGGGGGTAGGAAGAGATTCAAATATTCTGGGCAATCAACTAGGATACATGACACAACAACAACTAGAAGCTGCTGCAGTCGCTGCATCACTAGATCAATCACACAATAATCTTATTCAAACATTTACCTCTGAAGCTGGAGCAGTACACAACTTAGCACTAGCATATGAAAGAGCAGCTGCTGCTGCGTCAAGAATTGCTATTGGTGGAGTATCTAGAGGTGCTGCAGGTAAGAAGATGGCTACTGGTGGTATCATTAGTGGTCCTGGTGGTCCCAAGTCTGATTCAGTACCAGCTATGCTTTCAAATGGCGAAGCTGTTATTCCTGCTGAAGTAGTTAAAAAATATCCTGGACTTGTTAATGGTCTTATTGCTGGTAATGTTGGGCATCATGCAGATGGTAATATGCAGTTTGCACACATTGGTCCAGGAGTTAATGAAACAGCTAGTCAGGCACTAGCTCAAAGTGGTTCAAGAAATTATACAGGAAAAGCATTAAAAGCTATTGAAACACTTGTAAGATTAAAGGTAGAAGGAGAAGTTGTTAGGCTTCAACATGCTTGGGGTATGTCAATGTCTGGATCTGTAAATGCTAATCTTGCAAAACCAAAAGGTGCTGATATTACACAGGTAGGTTCACAATTTGCTGGTAAAAAAGAAGGCGTTGCTGGTAGATGGCAAGAAAGCTTAAAATTATCTGGACAAGAGGCTAGTCAAAGATTATTACAAGAATTAAATAATTATGAAAAAGCAATGTCAGCAAAAATTAGAGATCTTAAAAATAGAGGTATTCAAAGAATTGTTGATACTGATAAACAATTAGAGCAAATTCCAAAAGAACAAAGAAAACTTTATGCATCATTAGAATCATTAGATAGACAGGTAATTCAAGAAATCGGTGCAGAAAATAAAAAACTTGTTGAAGCAAGAAAAAAGGGTCTTGGAACAATTAGAGATGTTCGTGTAGATGTTGCTTCAGGTTCCGCAGCAGACAAAAAAATTCGAGCAGATAAAAATGCTAGTGCATTATTTATAAGAAGAAGGAGTAGTCAGTCTGATGGCACAAGAGCTGGAGTTAGTGTTCAATCAGGTTCTGCTGGTGGAATGGGTGCTATGCCAGCTCAAACAAGAACTGTTTCAGAAGTTACTGGTGGTAAAGAAAGTCAGACAAGGGCTAGAAAAATTTCTGAAGCAGATGCTCGTGCCTCTATGACACCAGCACAAAAACGTAAATATACAATGGCTGATGAAGCAGGAAAGAAAGCTTTACTAGCTGCACAACGTAAACAAATTCGTGCAGCTGAAGAAGAGGCTACTATTGCACAACGTCAAGCGGCAGCAGCAAAACGATCTGAGGCTGCTCGTAAGGGTGTTGAAACACGTAGACTTAATGCAGAAAGAAAAGCAGCCGAAGCTGCAGAAGCAGAAGCTAGAGGAAGGCAAAAGCCAAGTTTTGGTTCCAGAATAAGGGGTATGGGTCAACGTGGTGGCGGTATGGCTGGAATGGCTTTATCTGGAGCCATGATGATGGGATCTATGGCTGGTGGTCCTGCTGGAGATGCTATGGGTGCAATTGCTGGTCCTTTGATGGGTGTAGCGTCAATGATGTCTATGATACCTGGACCTGCAGGATTAGTAGTTGGTGCTCTTGCTGGTGTTGGGATGGCGGCACTTGCAGTAAATCAAGCTATGAATGATGCAAGAGATAAAGCACTTGCATTTGGTAATGCTATGGGTGCTGGTACGGCAAACATGGAAAAGCTTGCATCGTTTACTGGACAAGTTACAGATAGTCAGGTAAAAGCAAAAGAACGCTTAGATATTATGACACAAGGAAAAGCAGCAAACGGTGCTGCTGATAGTGTTGGTGGTCAATTCCTTGCTTCAGATACTGGTAAAGCATTAACAGATTCAATTGCTGCAAGCATTAAAAATGTAGACATGGCAACAATTAAAGAACAGATTTATCAGCAAATGGCAACAGCAGTTACCACAGGAGCGATGGATACTGCAACAGCTAAGAGCATTGTAGATGCATTAGGACAAAAACTTAAAGATCCTGCTTTTGCAGTAACAATTAATGCAAAACTAAGTGATCTTTTAGGTCCAAATGGTGAAAAATTAGAGGGTGACAAACTTAACGTTGTAGCAGAATTAAGTAAACAATCAGTGACAAGTGTTCAAGGGCAGATCTCTCAATTGACATCAACGCTTCCAGACGCAGGACTTAACTGGGCTAGAATTTCTGAAGTAGCAGGACTTACAGTTTCAACAGGAGTACAGGCAATTGAACAGCAAAAACAACTTCTTGACTCTCTTGATGTTGAGTATGAAAAGAGAATGGCAAATGCAAAAGCTACTGGAGCAAGTGCTAGTGAACAACAAAAAATAACTGATGAATATAAAAAATCAAGAGATGAAAATATTAAAGCTCAAAATGAAACTTTAAACCCAGTAGCTGACCCATATGCAGCTGCTGTAGGAATTAATTTAAAAACAGGAAATCTTTTAAGAACTTCAAATAGCATTGCTGCTGGTGAAATGGGTAAGGCAATGGATACCCAAATTGAAAATAAGTATAAAGATGATGCAATTCAACTAGAACTTGCAAAACAGGCTAGAGATAAAATTGTTGGCAGTGAAGGAAACAATCCTGGTGCTATGACAAAACAAGAGCAAGCACAAGCTCAAGTAAGAGAATATAAACTTAAAGCGGTTCTTGCTGAAGGAGATATTCCTCCTCAAGCATTCTTAGATCTTCTTAAAGGCACAGAAGGAAATGAAGCAGCTGCATCAAAACAAAATCAATTTGTTGTAGATATTATTGGAAAAGTTGGTAATGCCGATGGTGCAATGATGGTTCAAATGGCTTCTGCAATGAATGAACCTCAAAAATTAGCATTTGAAGCAACTTTGACTGGAGATCCAGAAAAGGTAAAGCAAATGACAGATATGTATCAAGAAATATACAAATCTGGAGGGCAAGAAGCAGTAAACTTAGTGGCAAATCTTGAAGTTAAGTCCCAGGGTCAAGGCGCTGATGCTCAACAAGCAACAACCAGACTTGCAAAATTGAAACAAGGGTTTAAGGATATTGCTGAACTTACTGCAAATGGTCCAATAACAATGGAAACCCTTATTAAAACTAATGGAGATTTTGAGGGATTAAAGGATCAGGCAGAGTATTTTAATAGTTTACCAGCAGCACAACAAAAAGTATTTGTTGAAAGATATCTTACTGTATACGATACCGTTTCTCCTGCAGAAGCAACTGCTTGGATGCGAGATCAAACTGGTCAAACTACAGGAACTATGCTTGCAAGAGATAATGCAGGAAGAGGACAAACCTTTACTCAGGAAGAAGCAATGCAAGCTTATGCTGCAAATTCAGCTAGAGAATTTACTAATGCAATTGGTGGTGCAAGTGGATTAAATGAAGACAATAATAACTCAGATGGTGGCGGAGGTGGAGGTGGAGGAACTCCAGCAAAAACTATTGAAGATGTGATCTCTGCACAGCAAAAACTTATAACTCAAACTAATGATCAAAAACAGGCAATTCAAAGTCTTGTTTCTTCTGGACTAAGCCTTGCAGATGCATATAAGGTTGCATCAAATGCTGAAGATGCAGCATTAATTGCTCATGGTGCTAATACAGAACAAATTCAAAGACTTACAGAAGCAACTAAAGAAGCTGAAAAAGCAACAAAGAGTTTTGCAGCAGCACAGAATCTTGCACAATCTGTACAAGAAAATATTGATAAAAAAGCACTTGCTCTAAAATTAGCAGCAGATAGCACATTAACAAATACTCAAAAACAAGCCATTGTAGATAATAAAGATCTTGCTAATCTTTATATGAATCCTACCTTTGATCCTACTACACTTCAAAAAGCTCTTGATGATGCTGCAAATGCTAGGTCTTACGAACTTCAAATTAAGAAACTAACTATTTCAGGTATGCAAGATATCTGGAAACAAGGATTTGACAAAGCAAGCCAAGCTTTTAGTGCTCAACAAAATGTAATTGAGATTAAGTTTAAAGCTGCAAAGTCTCCATTTGAAAACATTGTAAAAGCAGGTCAAAGAGCTATTGAAGATATTCAGAATAGACCAGGTGGTCTTGATGATCTTGATGCAGACCTACAGAGAATTTCTGATAAAGAACAAGATATTAATAAAGCCTATGATGATAAAGTAAAAGCTCTTGAGCAAGTTTCAAAAGTTAATGACAAAATCATTGCCCAGCAAAAATCACAACTAACTCTTGCAGACGCATTAACACAGGGTGATATAGCTGCTGCAGCTAAAGCAGCACAAGATATGCGAGCACAGGACGTATCTTCTGGAATGCAAAGCCAAAGAGAAATGCTTGATCAAAGTAGAAAGAACGAGATTGATTCTTTGACAGGCAATAGTGGAATGACAAGGGATCAGATTGAGGAAAAAGTTCGTGACCTAAAAGCAGAAGTTCTTGCAATTGAAGAAAACTCTATTGAACCTGCACAAAGACGTATTGCATTGCTTGATAGACAAATGCAAGATCAGATTGATACTCTTACTGTTCTTGGAAAAACAAAAGAAAAGTGGGACGCAATTAATGCAAGTCTTGAACTAGCAAATACTAAAACAAAAGAATTCCAAGATGCAATGAGAGAAGCTCTTAATATTGCTAGTACTTTGGGAACTGCTCTTACTACAGGCGTTGTACCTACTGTTGGTGGACTTACTACTCCAACAACTCCTACGGCTCCTACAGCACCTGCTAGAGCAGAATATGTTTATCCAGGAGAAGCAACATGGGGATCTGGATCAGATGTTGTAAAGAAACTTCAAACAGCACTTAATAAAGGTGGTGCTGGATTAACTGTAGATGGAGTATTTGGTCCATTAACTGCTGCAGCACTTAAAAACTTCCAGTCTAGTAATGGGCTTGTTGCTGATGCTGATGCTGGTCCACTTACTTGGAGAAAACTTTATGATGTTGGTTATTACGCTAAGGGTGGAATGGTTCCATACATGGCTTCTGGCGGAATGGCAAAAATGCTTGCAAAGGGAACAGATACAATTCCTGCAATGCTTTCTGCAGGAGAATTTGTAATGAAGAAATCTGCGGTAGATCAAATTGGGGCTTCTAAATTAGCTCAAATGAACGATGGCAAATATCAGCATCAAGAAGCATCCAATTCAGTGTATAATATTAATGTACAGGCTCAAACAGACGCAAGTCCAGAAGATATTGCTCGTGTAGTAATGCAGAAGATGGCATCTGTTGACCGATACCGTACAACAGGGAATAGGTTCTAATGCCAGATAATGAAAGTTATATTTTAGGAAGAAAGAAATATGGTCGCCCACAGGCGATGCTTTTTTCAGATAACCCTGGAGTAATTTCTGAAAATGGTTTATATGTACCATCTGGTACAGAAAATACAAACTTTATAGTACTGTCAGATGACAATCGTTCTGATATAAGCATTAGAGAAAATCGTATAGAAACTCGTAAGAGAATGGTTAATGGCAATATGCGATCACATCATATTGCAGACAAGGTTATAATTTCAACATCTTGGGATATGCTTCCATCTCGTAGCTCTTCTACTGGACCAGTTGATCTTAATGCTTACTCTTATACAAGTGATCATGGTGCAGGTGGCGTACAACTACTAGATTGGTATGCAAAAAACGCTGGTTCTTTCTGGGTATTCTTAGCATATGACAAATACAGTAATTTTGCAAGCCAAGGAACTACTCCATCACTACAACAATACAATGAAGTAATTGAAGTATACTTCTCTGATTTTTCATATACAGTTAAAAAACGTGGTCACTATCTTCATGACTATTGGTCAATAGACTTGAGCCTGGAAGAGGTATAATGTTTAATAATAATGACTTGAAGACAGAGTTTAAAACTTCTTCTACTGTAGAAAGTAAGGCACAAGTTCTTGTTGAATGGAATATGAATGTATCATCAAATATTGATGTCATAGGAAATTACCGCTACAGACCAACAATTGCTAATCCAACAGAGGCAAATTTTGGTGTACTAAAAACAACTTTTGTAAAGGAAATAGAGTCTTCAAATCCAGCATATTACTATGGGGCTACACTATCTGATACAGTTATTGATGGAGGTTCTGAGTATGATGCCCAAACTGATCAACCAGTACCCCTTGCTTTTACGTCAGTTAAAGAAAATGAAAAATTTCTATATTCGTTAGAAGACTGCTTTAATAGATTTAGACCAAGATCTGGAATTAATAAATTAAGATATTTTGATAATAGATATACTCATTATTTTAATGAACATTTAATAGAACGTCCAAGATACTATATTGCTGATAGACAAGATAAGTTTAAATACTGGACTTCTTATCGTCAAGATTCTGGGGTAGAGCGTGGAATATCATTTGTAAAAAGTAATAAAAACTATATCGATGATGCATCTCCTTTTGTTGTTTATAAAAATCAAATTCCTACAAATAGAATTGTGCTTAAAACACAAACAAATGTAGGAACATATGATATGGTTGGATTTTCAAATCTGTATGAAACATTTGATGATCCATTTTTTGGAGATGAACATAAGACTACACCAGTAAGATGGAAGGTACAATATTTAACTTCTGACAATACGTGGACAGATGCCACAGCCTTTACCACTGATGTATTTGGTGCAGATGGATATGCTGAAATAGTTTATGGACTAAAGAAACCTACTGCATTATCAGAGTCATTGTCTAATGCTTATTATTATGCTGGTAAGTCAACAGTTAAAGAGTTACCTTCTAGCCCTCCAATAGGATATGCATTTTTAATTAATGCTACAAGTGGTAATGCAGGAACAATTTATCTTTGGAACGGTAGCACATATCAACAATCTACAGCAACATATGGATGGTCTATTAAATCAGAATCTAATTTAGATATGACTGGAGTTGCTACTGAACTATTATTAAGCAAATCAGAAAAATATAACTCAACTAATTATCGTGAATTTTGTTATATTAAGGGTATTCGTGTTGTTGTAGAAACAATGAATGTCAGAGATTGTACATTTGATCTTATTGAGCTATCTCCAAGATTTTTACTAGATGCCTCAAAAATTACAGAATCTTTTACATTTACTAAAAGTATGTCAGATCTTGGACTAGATGGCTTACCAGTAGGTCAATTAATTCCAGGTGCTGGTCAAATAACTATATTTGATACTGATGATGCTTTTAACATAAACAATGAAGATAGCATCATTGCTAATCATCTATTCTCTAAATTTCAAGTAAAGTTTTATGAAAAAGTTGTTTTAAATAATAATCAAGAAATTACGGTTCCACTTAAAACTTTATACTCAGACCTTATGCCGCAACAAGATGCAGAGGATAGAAGTGTTGTCCTAGACCTTAAAGACCTAATGTTTTATTTTGATTCATTAACTGCACCACAACTAATGCTTGAAAATGTTTCTTTAAATACTGCAATCTCAATATTGCTAGACGCTATTGGTTTTTCTAATTATAAATTTAAAAAATTAGCTAAGGATATTGATCCAGTAATTCCTCACTTTTTTGTTGGTCCAGATACAACAGTCTCACAGATTCTACAAGAGCTTGCAATTTCAACACAAAGTGCAATGTATTTTGATGAAGACAATAACTTAATAATTGTGCATAAAAACTATATGTTGCCAACCAGTTCATCTGATAGAGCAACAGATATAACTTTGCTTGGAACACAAGAAAGAGAAAAAGATCATGCATACAAAAATAAATTAATTGATACTAATAATGTTAATCTTTCAAATATCATATCCGTTAATACTCATACAAATACTGTATATAATGGCGGAACAATTAGATATGATAGAAGACACATTCAACGTTCTTATGCGTCAATTAAACAAGCTAGCGTGACTGATAAAGAAAAGAATTGGACCTATAAGCCAGCACTTCTTTGGGAAGTATCTGGAACAGAAGCCACAAAGTCTAAAAACAATGAAGCTGCAACACAGTCTTCTTATGTTCTCACTGCAATTCCTCTAGCAACAGACCTTTCTAGTAATTTGCCAACGGTAGTTAATGGTGTAATGACCAATAATATTATGGACCTAGGTCAAGGTATTCAAAATGTTGCACGTTATAATGGATACTTTTTTGCTAATGGAGAAATTATTAAATATGACGCAGTAGAGTTTAGTGTTGATCGTATTGGTAATGTATGGATTAGCAGCAATAACGAATATCAAAATTACTTTTCTAAGATTTCTTTTAATGGCAAGATTTACCCAACTGGTCGTGTAAGAATTTTTTCAGAGCCTCAATACTCTGTATCAAATGGTGTAGCCACAATAAAAAATGGTATAGCAAGTCGCCATGGTAGAGGTCAATTTAATACTACAGTGGTATCACATAAAGCAGGTCTAGCAGCACACTGGTCTAACAATGCAAATGTGCGTGGTATGCAAATGGATTCATATCGTTTATTTGGTAAACAAAAATCTTATCAAGCAGAAAATGTATACTCAAAAATTGTTGGGGATGGATTCTCTAAAACAATTCTTATGGTTCCAGATGCAAGTTTGATTAATGTTGGAGATACAGTTACTCTTGTCGCTGGAACAGGCAAGTTTGCAGAAAAAACAAGAGTCTCTTCTATATCCTATTCAACTACTCAAGATACCCCAGATGAAGTGAAAATAAGCAAGAACGTTCTTGAAAGATTATATAAGACAGATCCAAATACGGATGAAGCATTTAACAACATAGTTCTTTTTGATGATGTTGTATACACAACAAAAGGAAAGTCTGGATATAGTTCTTTAAACATAGCAAAATCAACACTGTCAAAAAGAAGTGGAATTATTAAAAACTTCTTGAGCACAGAGTATCTTGATGAAAAAGAGCCAACAAAGCTAGTACCAGGAACTATTCAATCTTCTGCATTTGTATTTAAGGGTCCAGAGTTTTCAAATAATGATGGTATTAACTTTATATCTTATGTAACTAAAAAGATTAATGATGATAGACCACAAACTCCTAATAACTTTACTCATTTTGGAACAAGACTACGTATCATTGGAGATATTTTAGCAACAGACAAAGAGTCTGGAGATAGTAAACAAATCCCTCTTGGATCATCTAGATATTTTGAAACATTAGATAGCGTTAATACTAAAGTAGAGTTTCGTGGAGGATCTGCTGGCATTGCAATTCTAACAAATCCAGAAACAAATAGTGGATATTTTTTAGAGTTGATTGCATTGACAGAAAGCAATGTATCAAAATATTCAAATAATTCTAATATTAATAATTTAATTCTTTACAAAACTACTCGTCAAAAACAAGATGATACATTTGAGCCAACAGTTCTTGATTCCCAACCATCAGTACCAGTTAAACTTTGGGGTGGAATAACTTCCGTACTTGTTGATAATGGAAAGTTTACTGGTCAATATCGTCAGACTAATGAGCAAAATCCAACGGTATATGATATTGCTGTTGAGTATGAAGAGGTAGATGATAAGACAAGAAAGTTCTATGTATACCTTAATAGTAATCTTGTAGGAGTAGCAGTAGATACAGATAAGCTACCAGCATATGGTGGAACATCTTTGTTTGTTCGTGGATCTACAAAAGCAATGTTTGAAAATGTTTATGCTCTAGCAAAGAACTACAGTATTGATTCTACAACTGAACTAAATACTCCTGTTAATGCAGTATTTGGAGACACAGATATTACATTTAATGAAGCATTTAGAAAATATTCAATTTCTGGCTTGATTCAATCTGTATACTTGTCAAATATTGGAGCAAATACTGGTCCAAAATACAACATTTATTATGATGAATTTGGAACTATTATGCGTGAAGCGGCATACTTCAATGTTAAATATGACAAAGCTTTTCCAGCACTATATGCAAAAATGTCACCAACTTTTAATGATATTAAGGGGTACACAGTTTCTGGATTTATTGCAAGTGCATATAGTGCAGAATTTTTAATTTTTAATAATACAGATACCGTACTAAGCCTTGACGAAACTTCTGGAAACTATTTAAGAATTCAGGGTGTGACATTTACTCAGCAATCAGAGCATGACTTTACAATGGACGATTACTTTTCACAACTAAGCAGTCTTTCAGATATTAACTTTGGCTCCTCTGATCCATTGGAAAATGCAATTAATGCTAAACAAACATATCAAGATATTAAAAATAGTAGAATCTCTTATGGAAGAAATGATTTTTCTCTACAAGCTACGTATTTACAAACACAAGATCTAGCAGAAGAGATGATGGAATGGTTAGTGTCAAAAATTACCAAGCCAAGAAAGTCATTGGGTCTTGAAATATTTAGTATGCCTCATATTCAATTAGGAGATGTTGTCAAGGTAGATTACTCGTTTGATGATATTGATCAAGTAAATCAAAGTCGATATGTAGTTTATAGCGTACAGTATACTAGAGATATGTCTGGTCCAAATATGACGATATATTTAAGTGAGGTAACATAATGTCTAATTCAAAAGAAGGACGTAAAGCAAAAAAGAGCGTTTATGATATTGTCCCAATACCTCTTTATATTCCAAAACCAACTCCAACAACAAAGCCCAGACAACCAGTAAAAATTGCTACGCCAGATTTACTTTTACCATTAAAAGAGTCTACTATCCCAGTAGAAACAATGGAGTCATTAATCTTTGAACAAATTGGTGGTCAAGAAATACTTGATGTGACTCGTACAGATTTAATGGGTGATATTGATATTGAATATCAACCAGTGTCTAATCTAAAAGATATTTATCTAAATAATGAACAAACTAGTTTAACTGGTTTTGTAGATGAAGGAACCTCATATTTTAATAGTTTCCCAGTTGACATAAATGATTATCTTGTTTATGAAAATACAATTTCCAATGTTTCATATGTTGTTACAAAAGATAATGTTATACCAATTATAAATGCTGTTGGAGATGGAACATACGTAACATACGAAACCCCATATGCTCACGGTATATCTGAAGAAGATGTAGTATCAGTTAGAGGTTCATATCCAGATAGTTTTAATCTTGAAAATGCAACTGTATTTGGAATTGTAGACAACACAAAGTTTATTTTGTCTAACAATACTACCCTAACCTTTCAAAGCTCAAACATCTCATATGTTGATCCAGTAACAGGAGAAATTGTTATTGAAGTAAACGATGTGCCATATGGATATAAACTAGAATTAGAGGTCTTGTATCCTAAAGATTCTTATAATAGTTTGCTCCCAGAAGATGGTAACGCATTCCCGATAGATGCTATAACTAGTGTAAATAATATACAAATTTTTGGATCTCATAGTATTGTTGTAAATAACTATGTAACTTTTTATAATGTTGAAAACCCAACATTTGACTTTTTAAATGGACAATTTTTCAGGGTAAAAAGTGTTAGTGGCAATATAATAAGCATTGATTCAACTAACTCTGGTACTGCAATAGATACAGATGCTCCAGGATCTATTGTTGGATATGTATCTAAAACTACTAAGCCACTTTAATGTTTAATGATATACTAGAATTGCAATGATTACACAACTTGGACAATCTCTTATTGCAAGCTATCTAGCTGGCAAAGCTCCTACATATGCAACCCATATAGCTTTAGGCTGTGGTTCAAAACCAGGAATTTTTAGTTCATACAATACTCTTTTTTATAAAGATGAACTTGACTTTGAAATGTTTAGAGTACCAATTACCTCTAAGTCTCCAGGATTAGACAATGATGGAATGTCAATTATTTCTTTGGGTGCAGATCTTCCAACCCAAAATACATACAACTTTACAGAAATTGGAATATTCTCTGGTGCTGAAAATCCTGCTGCAGGTTCAAACGGTAGCAAGGTATTGTTTTCATTTACGCAATCAGAAGCATGGCAATTCCATAGCGATCTAACAACTCCAGTAGTACAGACAGCATTAAATAAACCAATTTTAGAATCGCTAGATAATGCTGCATCACCAACAAACACAATACGAAATCTTGAATCATTGGACCCAACAAACTATATTCCAGTAATTCAAACAAGTATCAATAATCCAATTTTTGCAAACACTGATAGAATGCAAAGATATGAAACTTGTAGATTTTTTAACACTGCAATAGCTATGCCTGGCGATACTGCAAATATTTTAAGTCAAAGTGGTACTCTTTCTGTATCTGATGTTGTGTTTGGTCAAACATACTCTGTTTCAAAAGGCAAGATTCAAGATGATGGATCAAACAGTTTAGTAACAATTACTACATCAGAAAATAACAAAATTCTTCCTGGAGATTATGTAAAATTTGGCGGATTTGATAATGCTAGTTTTACATATTTAAATAGTGGTAAATATAAAATTAAGTCAGCTACAGACAATACCATTTCTTTTAATACTTCTAAAAAAACACCAGTTACAGAAGTAACTTTAACATCTGATAGTGCAATTGTTTCTGTTGAAAAAATGTCTTCTCACCTTCATTTAAAAAATGATCAAACAATTAAAACTTTAGATGTAAATCAAGCAAATCAAGATGATGAAATTCGTCTAGCTTTTTCTATAGTAAACAGAGTAGGAGCTAATACTTCAAATGCTGGAATTATAGAACAGCCATCTGCTGTAAAAATAATTGTTGAGTTTTCAACTAATGATTCTACAACAAATCGTCAAGTTGCAAAGATGAATATTGAACTAAATAACGGTCAAAATGGTATTGACTTTTCATTAAATAGATATTTTGTTATATCTAAAAAAATGAGTGAGTTAGTTCGTAGCACATCATTTGCCTGGACTAATGTTAATGTTGTAAGAATTTATGGATGTGTTATTAATCAAGCTGGAGTACCAAGTAATGACTTCTATATATTTTTTGATGGCATGAGATTAGAAAATAAAACTGCTGTTTCACCACTATATGGTCTTTCTGGATACTCTGTTGTAAATTTTTCAAATCAAATGCCAGTAGAAAAATTAGCAAATACTAAAAACGCTGTTGAATTTCAGTTCCGTCTTAGTACAGTTGATCCAGGTGGTCCATAATGGCAAAATCTGTTAGACTAAGCCCATCAGAATTTACTAGTAAAAATAGTATTAAAAATGTTGAACTAGTAGATCTTAAGCGTTCAGTGCAATTGGCAAAAAGATCAATAACATCTAATCAAGTTTCTTTAAATACAACTAGTGCTCACAATTTTATTCAAAATAATGATGTAGTTATTGAAGGTATCCCAACACTTGATTTGGGAAGTGCAATAAAAGTAAAAGTTCTAGCTGATGGATCTTTTCAATTAATTACTGGAACTCTTGCATCTATTGGACTTGTCAATCGTGATGTTGTTATCTTTAAAAGCGGTCCTCCAACTAATGCAACAGCCAATAGATCTTATTACATAAAAGTTTTAAATACAAATACTTTTGAACTTCATGATTCATTGCAATCAGTAGCAACTGCAACCTCTAGGATCAAATGTGTTGGTCCTACAACAACAATTTATTATTTGTATAAGGTTGTTGATGTTAATAGTCCTTATTATGAATATGTCTCAAACCTAGCTTCCACAGGAAAAACATATAATTTTATAAAATTAAAACTTCAAAGTAATTTACTTACAGTTACTTTTCCTGTAAATACAACAAAATTTTTTATTGAAGCTGATTCTGTTTTATTTTCAGGAATAACTAACCCTAGTTTTGTTTTTTTAAATTCAATCGACCCTAACTCACCTTTAAAAGTAAAGTCAATAACTGATACAACACTTACGTTTCAAATAACAAAAGCAAATATTGCAGAAGTTGCAGCAACAGGTATTGCTGAAAATAGAAGGGTTCATTCTAATGGAACTGAGAGTGAAGTTTTATCTGGTGCTGGCAAAAATGCTAATAAAAATGTTATTACTTATCAAACAGATGGACCTCACTTATTTAATATTGGAGACAGTGTAACAATTTCTGGAACAAAAACAACTTCTGGTACTGGAGATACTTCTATTTTTAATTTGACTAATGCTGTAATTGTTTCTGTAAATTTTCTTAGAACTAACTTTACTGTAAATATTGCACCAGATACTAGGCTTGGTGGGGCTATAGGTGGTACTGCAAGGGTAGTTCGCAGAAAACCGTTTACAGTAACAAGTATTCCAACGCCATATTCGTTTACGTATAACCTATTACAGCATCCACTAAACGCTGTTAGCACTATAGCAATTCAAAATAATGAAAACAAGTACGAAGGATCAAGTGCAAAAATTTATTACACTTCACCAGATGCAAGATATTTTATTAGGTATACAACAGAGCTTCCACATAATTTAATTGCAGGAGACTTAATAAGTGTTTACGAAGTTACTCCAGCAAGATATAACTTTAAAAATAAAATAGTTACAAACAATAAAGAACTTGTAACTCAGCGTTCATTTTGTATAGATGTTACTTTTTCAGAATCATTAGAAAAAAATACTAATTTGTATTTAAAAAAGATACCAGTAGAGCCAACCGATTCAGACTATACCTATACAATCGGTGGGTTTATAAACTCTTTACGCTATTTTGTTAGATATAGATTAGTTTCAGATGATTCGAATCAAAAATCTAATTGGTCAAAAATTTTTCCAATTAGTAGTAGTTATCAAAACATTGCAAATAATAATAATTTTGACGGAGGAAGTCTTGGTTGATTCAAATATATTACAGATTAAAAGAGGTAGCTCTTCTTACTGGTTATCAGAAAATCCAACATTAGCAGATGGTGAACCAGGGTATGTTACAGATACAAATAAATTAAAAATTGGCGATGGCAAAACGTTCTGGAATCTTTTACCATATGTAAATCAACCAATTGATAATTATATAATTAACGGTGGATTTGATATTTGGCAAAGAGGATCAGTATTCAATTCTCCATTTGTAGTAACTCCTGCTGAACTTAGTTTTCTTAATGCTACAGTTTATCCAGGTGATTTTTGTGCAGACAGGTGGAGACTAGACTATAAAGAAGAAGACTTTACACCTATTACTATTACTAAAGAAAGGCTAGATGTTGAATCTTTTCATCAATTAGGACCTAGTACAGAGTCTGGATATGAAGGACAAAATTATTTAAGATTTTTTGTTTTTGGAGTATATGAAGAAAATCCAATTACAGATAGAATATTAATTCGTCAGCCAATTGAAGATGTAACAACATTTTCAAATCAACATGTAACAATGTCTTTTTATGCAAGAGCTGATGTTGATTCAGATATAGAAAATAATCAAAATAGAAATATTAAAATATCAATGGAACAGAATTTTGGTGCTACTAGATATGGTACGGTTCTTGGAGAAGGAGGAACTTTATATGATCCACCAACAAGTTCACCAATAGAAACACAAAGAGTAGAGTTTGAATTAACCACAACATGGAAAAGATATGTTGCAACTTTCTTTTTACCAAGCATAGATACTGCAATAATTAATGATTATAATACAACTTATATAAATGCAACAATTTTTTTTCCACAAGAAAATTTTGATACATCATATCAAATAGATATATGGGGTGTCCAAGTTGAGGCATCTGACTCTCCATCATTATCATTTAAAAGAAACTCTAACACCCTGGCTCAAGAATTGGCTGCATGTCAAAGATATTTTTCTAAATCGCTTGATAAAAAAGAAAGTATTGAAGTAAGTGATTTAACAAAAACTTATAATACTAAAGTAGGTTCAATTTATATGAAAGCAAACGGTGCTGGAGATATATTTACTGTTTATTTTCCAGTTCAAATGAGGGCAGCACCATCTAGTGAAACAACATATAGAGGAGGGGCTTCTCGTTTACAAAATAGATTTAAGGTTTATCCATCTAAACAATTGTCAAATACAGGTCAGTCATTGATTACTCCAAATGAACCAGAAACTGGATTTGTTTACGATATTAGTGGGAATAAATTTTTATTAGTTCAAGCTTATAATGCTGGAGATAAAAACTATTCTTTCCAATTACGAGAAGACCCATCAAGTCCAAACTCTCAAATTGGATTTTTTTGGATTGCAGATGCAGAGCTTTACTAGTGCTATAATATAAGTATGTCAAAAATTCCATTGCCTCAAAGAGGTCAGCCACTAGATATGTCTTATTTGTATACTATTGCAAAAGCAATAAATGATCTTTCTGATCAAGGTGCTGCAATGGCACAATCAAATAATTTTGTTATTACAGATAGACTTGGATCTAAGAAAAGCTCTAAAATTATTGGTGGACAAATCTATGGTGATTATGTTACAATTTATGCAGCTGGAGCTACAAATAGTTCTAACGAAAGATCTCAAACAATTAACTTTAAGCCAGCTTTTGCTTCACCACCTATTGTAACTGCAACTGTTGTAAATACTAGTACAACAAGTACTGGAACAGACGTATCCTTAGTTGTTCAAAATGTAACATCAGACTCATGCACAGTTGTTGTAAAGTTTGGATCTTCTGGTTTAGCATCAGTTGGTGTAAATATTATTGCAGTCGGATTCCCAACTAAATAATGATTAGCCTTGATGAATATAATGATGCCCCAATAATAAGAGGTAGCAAAACTGTTTGGTTTTTAAACGGCGACCTCGTTCGTGTTCATCACCTTAGCCGTGCTAATGGAATTGTGTCTATTTATAATATTAATAAAGGACAAATAGAATCTTGCCTACTTTCTGATTTTAAAAAGGGAAGACAGAGAGCTTATACTGTAAAAGAAACAGCAAAGTTAGTAAATAGAAATCAAAAATATTTGCCAGACTTAATGAAGTCAGGGTTAATTCCTTTGCCAACAGGATCTTCAGTTGGAAAAGTACGTGGCTGGCAAATTAGATCTTATTACTCAGAATCCCAGGTACTTGAAATTCGTGATATACTTGCTAAACAAAATATTGGTAGACCTCGTAAAGATGGTTTGATTAATAATAATTCGACACCTACTAAACAGGAGTTGACACGACGTATGGGAGATGGTATCCTTACGTATACAAAGAATTCAGATGGAGAATTTATCCCTGTCTGGAGTGAAACACTATAAGTGGAAAGAGAGAAAATGGAAAACGATAACACAAAGATTAATGTTACCCTTGGATATACGCTTAATCTTGGTAACTTTCAGTCACTACGTATTGATCTTGGTATTGTAGATTCAAAACGTGATGGTGAGAATATTGACGAGGCATTTAGTCGTGTCTACAGCTTTGTCGAAGACAAGCTCATTGCAAAAATTAACGACGCAAAGAGTGAAGTAGACGAGTAATGGCTGAACGCAAAGACCGTATGGCTTTGCTCAGTCGCTATTCTAAGCTACATACCGCACGGTATGAGCAAAGACCATCGTATAATATTAATGTCGAACAGTGGGCAGCAGATGCTCTCATTGAATCATATGGTATCTCACAGTGCTATGATCTGTTAGATTATTATTTTTATGTTGCAGAATCTCCTACATGGAAGTTCTTTGCTAACTATACAGACAAGCTCGTTGATGCCAGAGAACAAGTAGAACAAGATAAGAGGGAACGTGAAGTTCGTCGCAAGCAAGCAAAGGAGTGGCTAGGTGAATAATGTAGAGTCAAAACTTATTTCTGCTGTGCTAGAAGATAAGCAGATGCATGTATTGCTACAGGCAAACGCCGATAAGCTTCTTCGTACACACGGAGATATCTGGACCTTTATCCGCAACTACTTTGAGCAAAACAGTGCAATGCCACCAACCTCTCTTATTGTAGAGAAGTTTCGTGACTTTGAGCCAGTTGCTGGGGTAGGATCAACAAAGCATCACCTAGATGAATTACAGGCAGAATACCTAAATGATAGCCTTAAGGATATCCTTCGTAATGCTGCCAGTGAAGTACAGGGTGGCAAGGGTGTAGAGGCTCTTGAGGGACTAATTTCTAAGACGTCCGAGCTAAAGAAGGATACGTCTGTTATTCGAGATGTTGATGTAACTGACCTTGAGTCTGCTGTAGCATACTATGAGAATGTACAAAAGCAGAATGAGTTAGGACAAATTGGAATCAAGACTGGTCTTCCAGGGTTTGATAACTATCTACCTGCTGGCATCATGCCAGGACAGTTAGGAGTATTTCTTGCCTATCCTGGTATTGGTAAGTCATGGCTATCTCTTTACTTTGCTGTACAGGCATGGAAGCAAGGCAAGTCACCTCTTATTATCAGTCTTGAAATGAGTGAGACTGAGGTTCGTAACCGTGTGTTTACAATTATGGGAGAAGGGCTTTGGTCACACCGTCAACTTTCTGCAGGTAATGTGGAGATTGATACACTCAAGATGTGGCATAAAAAGCATGTAGAAGGTCGCCCAGAGTTCCATATTATTTCTAACGATTCAGGTGGAGAAGTTACACCATCTGTTATTCGTGGAAAGATTGACCAGTATAGTCCTGATCTAGTTATTGTTGACTACCTTCAGCTTATGTCTCCCAACCAAAAGTCAGAGTCTGAGGTTGTTCGTATGAAGAACTTGTCTCGTGAATTAAAGCTTCTGGCTATCTCAGACGAGATTCCAATTATTGCTATCTCTTCTGCTACACCAGATGATGTTAATAAGCTTGATACTGTTCCAACACTGGGGCAGACTTCATGGTCACGACAGATTGCATATGATGCTGACTGGGTAATGGCACTCGGACGAGGTACAAACTCTGATATCATTGAGTGTGTCTTCCGTAAGAACCGTAATGGATTTATGGGAGAGTTCCTAGTACAAGTTGATTTCGACAAGGGATTCTATAAGTACAAGGATTATGAAGATGGTTAGTATAATTAAACTATGGAAAATGTCCACCACAAAGCACTTAAAAGATTTGGTCTTGACGGTACAATAAAAGACGAATCGGCAATTGGTAGACTCAGAAATGAGTACACAAGATTGCTTATAATAGAAATGCGATTGAGTGGATATGTTCCTAGGTTAGACATTAATCCAGATTTTACAATTTATTACAATCCAGAAAAAGAATATTTTGAATTTATACTGTCAATGTATGGCGTACACGTAGGAAAGAAGAAGAGCGAATGGATAGTAGGGGTAGACGAAACACGAATGGTCTATACACAGAAGAGCAAGTCAAACGAGTTATCGTCGGCAGTGGAATAAATATTGAAACTGAGGTCGATTCAGACTTCATTGTATTTTGCCCATTCCATGGTAATCACCGTACACCTGCTGGTGAAGTAGATAAACGATCTGGCATCTTCTTTTGTTTTTCTTGTCACAAGGCATGTGATCTTATTGAATTAATTATGCATACCTCTGGTCGGACATACTTTGAATCAGCTAGGTATATCAAGAGTAAAGAACAACAAAGTACAATTGAAAATGATATTAATCGTCAATTAGTTGAGAAACCACTCTATACTCAGTTTGATGAATTTACAATTAGAAGACTCAACAATGCAGCACTTGAATCTCCAAGAGCTGTAACCTATTATCAAGGTCGCCGTATATCAAAAGAATCAGTAAATAGATTTTTACTTGGATATTCAGAAAAACAGGACATGGTAACAATCCCAGTTCATGCACCAGATGGTATGCTGGTAGGCTTTGTGGGGCGATCTGTGGAGGGTAAAGAGTTCAAGAACACTCCAGGACTACCTAAAGGTAAGGTTCTATTTAATCTACATAGAGTAAAGGTCGCTCCTAGAGTATACGTAGTAGAATCATCATTTGATGCTATTAGGCTTGATCAGTGTGGCTTTCCAGCAGTTGCCACATTAGGTGCAAATGTTTCTAATTTTCAAATAGACTTGCTTCAAAAATATTTCAATGATATTGTTGTCATTGCAGATAATGATGAAGCTGGCGGTAACATGAAAGATAGGCTTGTAGAAAGGCTTGGCAATCGTGTAACTGTAATACAACTAAATAAAGAATATAAAGATATCGGTGACATGGACGATGATGCTATCAAGAATATCGATGTATCATTTGACAAATCTATTGATGCCATGCTAAACTGATAAACCCTAGAAAAATAAGGAGAAATAAAATGAGCGTAATTAAGGGACTCAAAAATATCAATGCCCTGCTTGACAAACCAAAGTATGACGAGGATTCACCACGAGTTCGTTGGCTTAAGATTGCTGACGGACAGGCAGTAAAGATCCGTTTCATCGAAGAGTTGGATGAAGATTCAGCTAACTACTCTGCAGACCGTGGTCTTGCACTTGTAGTAAAGGAACACACCAATCCAAAGGACTACAAGCGTAAGGCTGTAGACACAATGGACTCAGAGGGTCGTGACTGGGCTGAAGAAATGTACCGTAAGGACTTCAAGAACAATGCAGGTTGGAAGGCTCGCCTTCGCTTCTACTGCAACGTACTTGTTGATGATGGTATTGAAGACCCCTATGTTGCCATTTGGTCAATGGGAGTCGGAAAGCAGTCAGCGTTCAATACAATTCGTGAGTACGCTCTTGAGACTGGAAGCATTTCCAATATTACTTGGAAGCTTAAGCGTAATGGAGTAAGCACTGAAACCAGCTACACGCTGATTCCTTCTGCTCCAGATGCAGAGCCTTTTGATTGGGGTAGCTTTAAGCCATACCCACTTGAGTCTGCACTCAAGAACATTCCATATGCAGAACAGGAGGCATTCTATCTTGGATTTGATACGCCTTCATCTGCATCATCCACATCCAGCATCGACTGGTAATTAACTTGGGGGGTGGACTGAATACAGTCTGCCCCCCTACCTTCTAACAGAAAGACTTTAAATGAGTTACGCTGGACTACACGTTCACACCCACTACTCGCTATTTGACGGAATTGCTACACCACAGGAATACGTGGATCGTGCCGTCGCATTAGGAATGCCAGCCATTGCTATTACCGATCATGGTTCTCTGTCTGGACACCGTGAAATGTATCGTGCTGCAAAAGAGGCAGGTATTAAACCTATTCTCGGTATCGAGGGGTACATTACCAAAGACCGTCTTGAGCACGAAGATAAGAAAGAAAAGAATGATCCTCTAGACCTTAACTATAACCACCTTATTATTCTTGCTAAGAATGCCAAGGGGCTAGAGAATCTTAATAAGCTTAATGAACTTGCATGGACAGAAGGTTTCTATAAGAAGCCACGTATTGATTGGACTATTCTTGAGCAATATAAAAAGGGTCTTATCATTACATCAGGTTGTCTCAGTGGCGTTCTTGCTAAAGCTATTGAAGCTGGAGAACTTGCATATGCAAAGGAGCATATCAAGTGGTGTAAGGAAACCTTTGGTGATGATTACTACCTTGAGGTAATGCCTCACAATCCTGCAGAGATTAATCAGACTATCTTGGATCTTGCAGACGAGTTTGGCATCAAGCCTGTAGTTACCCCAGACTGTCACCACTCTGACCCTGCTCAGAAGGAAATCCAAGAGCTTAAGCTTATCCTTAACTCATACTCTAACAAGACTGAGAAGGATGTTACATACGAGAAGTCTCGTGAGTATGACAACCTTATGGATCGACTTGACTACCTTTATGGTGCAGACCGCCAGATGTCATTTAACAAGTTTGAGATTCATCTTTTGTCAGACGAAGAGATGCACGATGCCATGAAAGCTCAGGGTATTGACCGTGAAGACATGTATGAGGCTACTCTTGAGATTGTAGATAAGATTGAAGACTACGATATTCAGGACCACATTGACCTGCTTCCTGCACAATACCGTGACCCTGATGGAGAGATTCGTACTCTTGCTATGGAAGGTCTGACTGCTCGTGGTCTAGTAGATAATCAAGAATACCTTGACCGTCTAGATGAAGAGCTTGAAATTATCAAGGATAAAAAGTTTGCGCCATACTTTTTGGTGGTTCGCAATATGATTAACTGGGCAAAGAAAGAAGGTATTCTCGTTGGTCCAGGTCGTGGTTCTGCTGCTGGCTCTCTACTGTGTTATGCTCTTGGTATCACAGATATTGATCCAATCATTCATGGTCTTCTATTCTTTCGCTTTATCAATCCAGAGCGAAATGATTTTCCAGATATTGATACTGATATTCAAGACTCTCGCCGTGATGAAGTAAAAGAATATCTAGTTAAGCAATACCGTCACGTTGCATCTATTGCTACATTCTTGCAGTTTAAGGATAAGGGTGTTGTGCGAGACATTGCTCGTGTGCTTCACATTCCACTGCCAGAAGTAAACAAGGTCATGAAATTAATTGACACTTGGGATGATTACTGCAATTCAAAGTCCACTGCTGAGTTCCGTGAGAAGTATCCAGAGATTGAGAAATATGGAGAGCAACTGCGTGGTCGAATTCGTGGTACTGGTATCCATGCTGCTGGTGTTGTAACTGCAAAGGAGCCTATCTTTAAGTATGCTCCAATGGAGACTCGCACCTCACCAGGAACCAAGGAACGTATTCCTGTAGTTGCTGTTGACATGGCAGAGGCAGAGCGTATTGGTCTTATCAAGATCGATGCTCTTGGTCTTAAGACTCTTAGTGTGCTTGATGATACTATTAAGATTATTAAGGAACGCCACGGTATCCAGATTGAGCCATTGAAGATTGACATGGATGATTCCAATGTCTACCAGATGCTCTCAGATGGCTACACAAAGGGTGTATTCCAGTGTGAAGCTACGCCATATACAAACCTGCTAGTAAAGATGGGTGTAAAGAACTTTGATGAACTTGCAGCATCTAATGCTCTCGTTCGTCCAGGTGCTATGAATACAATCGGTAAGGACTACATTGCTCGCAAGCAGGGTCGCCAAGCCATTGGGTTCAAGCACAAGATTATGAAGGACTTCACATCTGATACCTATGGCTGTATTCTTTATCAGGAGCAGGTTATGCTTGCTTGTACAAACCTCGGCGGTATGACAATGGCTGAGGCTGATAAAGTTCGTAAGATTATTGGTAAGAAGAAGGATGCTAAAGAATTCGATCAGTTCCAGGACCAGTTTGTACAGGGTGCTTCACAGTATCTTGGAGAAGAGGGTGCTCGTGACCTGTGGCATGACTTTGAAGCACACGCTGGCTACTCATTTAACAAGAGCCACGCTGTAGCCTATTCTACGCTGTCTTACTGGACTGCATGGCTAAAGTATCACTACCCAATTGAGTTTATGTTTGCTCTTCTTAAGAATGAGAAGGACAAGGATGCTCGTACGGAATACCTCATTGAGGCAAAGCGTATGAATATTCCTGTACGTCTTCCTCACGTTAACGAGTCTGACATTGATTTCAAGATTGAGGGCAAAGGTATTCGATTTGGACTTAGTGCTATCAAGTTTGTATCTGACAATATTGCGTCTAAGTACATCGCTGCCCGACCTTTTAACTCATATAAGGAAGTAGAAGAGTTCACATTTGGCAAGGGTAACGGAGTCAATAGTCGTGCTCTATCATCTATGCGACTAATTGGTGCTACTGCCTTTGATGATAATCCTGCTAACCAGGACGAGATTCGTGAGAACTTATACGAGTATCTAAACTTGCCAGAGTTTAATATGTCAGTACCAACTCATTTTCATGCATTTATCGATACTGCAGAAGATTATGAGGAAAAGGGTTCTTTCATTCTTATGGGTATGGTCAAGAACATTAAGCGTGGCAAGGGCTGGAGCCGTGTAGAGATCCTAGATAAGACTGGTCTTGTAGGTATCTTTGATGATGAACAGTCTACGATTGAGGCAGGTCGTACATACATCATTCTTGCTAGTGATAATCGTGTGCTATCTGCTGTACCTGTAGATGAAGCCAAGGGATCTAATTCTGCACTGATTAAGTTCTTAAATTACAAGCAGTTGCCTTATACAGATGATGAAATGTATGTAGTATCTTTTAAGTCACGAGTTACAAAAGCTGGTAAGAAAATGGCATACCTGACCCTTGCAGATACTGCACGAGACTTGCACCCAGTAACAGTATTCCCATTGCAATATGCAAAGGCATACATGAAGATTGAGGAAGGCAAGGCTTATAAGTTTAGCTTTAACAAAACTAAAGATGGAACAACAATATTGGAGGATGTAAATGTTTGATGATTTATGCGAAGAGCTTCATGCTACTGCAGTAGAGAAGGGATTCTGGTCAGAAGAGGTAGACGATATCTTTATTACCAAACAACTTATGATGATTGTGTCAGAGACTGTAGAGGTAATGGAAGCTATCCGCAAGGATAAAGGTGAACATGCTATTTCAGATGAAATGGCAGACATTCTTATCCGTACCTTGGACTTATATGCTGGTCTAGTTGAGCATGGCTACACTCGTGTATCACTTGACCACGCACTAGCAAACAAAGCTGGCTTTAATAAGACTCGACCAGAAAAAAATGGGGTGCGTTTCTAATGGCAATGACAATGGAAGACGTTATCGCAAAGCTTGATCCTAAGCTTCGTAAGAATCTATTTATTGGAGACGAGACGCCAGAGACTATTTTACAGCCTACAGCAAGCTACGGTCTTAATCGTGCTCTTGGTGGAGGGCTTCCCTATGGTCGCCAGGTGCTTATCTGGGGCAGTAAGTCATCTGCTAAGTCATCTATGTGCCTTCAAATGATTGGTCTTGCACAGCAGGAAGGTAAGGTCTGTGCATGGATTGATGCTGAGATGTCATACGATAAAGGATGGGCTACTCGTTTGGGGGTAGATACATCAAAGCTTATCTACTCACAGGCTCGTACAATTAACGAGATGGTAGACGTAGGTACAAAACTTATGAATGCAGGTGTGGACCTCATTGTAGTTGATTCAATTACATCACTGCTTCCTGCTATCTATTTTGAAAAGGGTAGCGATGAACTAAAGGATCTTGAGAACACTAAGCAGATTGGTGCTGAGTCACGAGACTTTAGTAATGCATGGAAGATGATTAACTATGCTAACAATAAGCCAAAGCCTACTTTGTTCGTACTTATTAGTCAGAGTCGTAATAACATCTCTGCCATGTACACCTCACAACAGCCTACAGGCGGTCAAGCAACAAAGTTCTATTCGTCTACAGTCATTAAACTGTTCTCGTCTGAGTCTGACAATCAGGCTATCAAGGGCAAGATTCCTGTAGGAGATAAACTCATTGAAGAGAAGATTGGTCGTAAGGTTCGATGGGAAGTTCAGTTTTCTAAGACCTCTCCAGGTTTCCAGTCTGGTGAGTATGACTTCTACTTCCGTGGTCCATTCGTTGGCGTAGACGCCATTGGTGACCTTGTAGACACTGCAGAGCTTGCTGGTATTGTAGAGCGTACAGGTGCTTGGTATGTTGTATCTCCAGAGAAAAAAGTTCAGGGTAGAGATGCATTCATTACATATGTTCGTGAGAATGATGAATTCCGCAAGTCTATTGAGGATCAGTTGAATGGCTAAGTATAATATTTATCCAGGCTCATTCCCATGTCACACATGTGGAATTGAAGTTAAAACAATTAGAAGTTATCCAGGACTTAAAAGACTTTCTTGGATGTGTCCAGATCGTCACCTTACAGAAGTCAGCTTAGAAACTAAAAAGGATAAGAAAGATTATGAGCGAGAAGAACGAGAGTAAGCGTATTGGTGCTACTCAGCATAAGAACTCTGGTCGCAATACAAAGAAGGGTGATGCCAAATGGCATAACTTCTGCGTAGACTTTAAAGAGGTCGGCAAATCATTTACACTAAATAAAGAAGTCTGGGCTAAGGCAACAACAGATGCAATCAAGAATAAACTTGATCCTGCTATTGTAGTTGTGATTGGTGATGGAGAACAGAAGACTCGTTTAGCAGTCGTAGAATTTTCTATCCTTGAGCAAATGATTGAAGAATTAGCCTTCCTAAATTACACAGATAACCCAGAGTAAGGTATACTAGATATAATGGAAAATACAACAACAATTGACATGGTAAATGGTCTAAGTGAAATTGCAGACTATATGGATGATAAGGAACTTACAGAAGCCCTTACTATGATCGCTAAACTAATTATCAAACCAGATATTCCTCTGGCTGTTGCTACAATCGAGATCGTTCGGTTACAAGCAATTGCTGCCAAGATGCAATTCCGTGCAACTTGGCTTACCAACGTAGACAAGGGAGACAGAGCGAAGAAGAATATCTATTATACTGCAGCTGAATCAATTAATAATTTGGTTTCCGCATTGAAGTATATTACTCGCTAAATATGATTATGAAAAATTTACTAAACCAGGTAATGGAAAAAGCAGATGTCAAAGGCACTGTAGTTGAAGGCATTGATCCAGACGCTCTTATTGAAAAGATTAAGTCTGGCTATATTGCTAATCGTGGTCCACGCCATCAACAAAAGAAAACATTTGCACCATCTACAATTGCATACGGACATGGTGAGTGTGCTCGCTATTGGTATCTTGCATTTGAGGGCGGTACATTTGAAGATAATGCAGATGCATTTGCAGGTGCTAATATGACCAATGGTACTAAAAGCCATGAGCGTATTCAGCAAGCAATGCAAGATGCAGGATTCCTTGTTGATTCAGAGTTTAAGATTACATATCAGGATCCACCTATTTTTGGATATGGTGATGTATTGCTTGATTGGGAAGGCGAAGAGCTTCTCGGTGAAATCAAAACTATGATGAATGAGGGTTTTGAGTATCGTAAGTTAAATAGAAAGCCAAAGGTAGGACACCTTGTTCAGCTTCTTATTTACATGAAGATTCTCAAGAAGAGAAAAGCTGTTCTTATTTATGAAAACAAGAATAACCATGAACTATTGGTGCTTCCTGTTGAAGTAAATGATTACTATATCAAGTGGGTTGACCAAGCATTTGAATGGATGCGTACGGTTCGTAAGGCATGGGAGAACAAGACCTTACCAGAAAAGAACTATCGATCTAATTCAAAAATCTGTAAGAACTGTCCTCTATCAAAGGTATGTGCAGACGCTGGCAAGGGAGATATAAAAATAAATCGCCTGGAGCCAATAGATGAAAACATGCCAATGGTGTGATGCTGGGTTTACTCCCAAAGTCTCATATCAAATATACTGCTCTGATGAATGTCGTGAAGCAGCAACTAAAGAAAAGATAGCGCAAAAATATGCTATTGCAAGACGTAACAAGTTGATGAATAAAAAAAAGACTTGTACGGCTTGTGGTGTATTGCTATCTGTTTATAATGATGAAGATCTTTGTACAACATGCTTAGTCAATCCAAAAGATGTTTCTAAAACACTAAAAGAAATCAAGGGTAGGGCAAATGGTAAATTTAAAGAAACTGAATAATAAGCCATCTAAAATATGTGCTATTGATGCCAGCACCAACAGTCTAGCCTTTGCTATCTTTCATAAAGAAGAATTAATTTATTGTGGAAAAATTAACTTTGCAGGGAAAGATGTTTATGAAAAAGTTGCTGACGCAGGACGCAAGACAAAGGGTTTCTTTGATGCTCTTGGTGATTTTGATGCTGTAGTTATTGAACATACTGTTTTTATTAATAGTCCTAAGACTGCTGCAGATCTTGCATTGGTTCAAGGTGCAATTCTTGGGGGTATCGCAGCAGCTAACGGAGCATCAGTATCATCAGTATCTCCTATGACATGGCAAAATTTTATTGGCAATAAACGTCTAAGCACAGTTGAGAAGCTAGAGGTATTGGCAAACAATCCTGGAAGGTCAGAATCATGGATTAAATCACATGAACGAGAGCTTCGAAAACAGCGTACAATTAAATTTGTAAATACAATATATGATAAAGCTGTAAAGGATAATGATGTGGCAGATGCTATTGCCATTGGGCATTGGGCAGTTAATAGTTGACATGGAGGTATGATGGCTGCTAAACTGTATACTAATGAGATGTGGTTGCGTAAGCGATTCCACCTTGACCGCAAGACTCCTGAAGAGATTGCAAAAGAGTGTGGCGTATCTGTTGAAACAATCTATGTCTACCTCGCTAAATTTGGATTAAGGAAATCAAAACGTTGAGTAACAGAAAACTTGAAGAAGCTCTTATTGAGCAAGAAACTAAACAGCAAGAAATTTTGCGTGGTATGCGAGAGCGTGGTCAAGATATGGTTAACCACCCAAAGCATTACACGTCTGATCCTTCTGGAGTAGAATGTATTCAAATTACTCGTCACCGTAACTTTAACATTGGTAACGCATTTAAATACCTTTGGCGAGCAGGTATTAAGGATGATACAAAGACTATTGAAGACCTAAAGAAAGCTATCTTTTATATTAGTGATGAAATTAATCGTTTGGAGAATATGTAATGGGTCGCCGTAAAAAGTTTGTAGCACCAGCAATTGCAAATAAGTTCCAGCGTGAGTTTGTGGCAGAGTTGCCCAACGGTAGAACTATTGAGGCTGGAGAAAACATTAAAATTATTGGTGAACATGGAATGGTCTTTAGGTTTCATGCACTAACAACTAATATTGAAACTGGTGTTTCTTGGATTGATTGTCACCAGATTGAAAAGACACGAATCGCAGCTTTACGTTCATTCTCTATTGATCGTGTCAAGAAGATTCCTGTAAGGAGGAAACGTGTCAAACGAGAACCAAATAGTTGAACACCTAGATCAGATGAATAAAGTCGTTGCCAAGTATCTTGAGGGTAGCGATCCAACAAAGATTTCTAAAGAGCTTTCACTTCCACGAACTAAGGTAGTCGCATATCTAGAAGAGTGGAAGATTATGGCATCTAACAATGCTGCTATTCGTGAACGAGCACGAGAGGCTTTGGTAGCTGCTGATACTCATTATAACAAGTTGATCCAGCAGACCTATGAGGTGATTGATGATGCCACTACTACTGCTAATCTTAGTGCAAAGACAACAGCAATTAAACTAGTACTTGATATTGAATCACGTCGTATTGATATGCTACAAAAGGCAGGTCTTCTTGAGAATAAGGAACTTGCAGAAGAAATGATGGAGATTGAAAACCGACAGCAGATTCTTATGAATATCCTTAAAGACATTGCTGCAGAACATCCAGAGGTACGAGACAAGATTATGCGTCGCCTATCTGAAGCTTCAAAGAGCAATGAGGTGATAACAGTTGTCAGCGATGTTTGATGATTTTCTTGAGGTACTCAAGGATAACTATTTTGCAGAAACTCCTGTAAATGTAAAAACATTTGTTGAGGGTGAAGAGTTTTTAGGTCAGCCACCGTTGTCACAGGTACAGTATGACATTGTAGAAGCTATGAGCCAGGTGTATAAGCTTCCAGAGCTTCAAGATCTTATGGGTACTGCTGAGGGTACAGCATATTACAAAAAGTATACTAAGAATGAAGTTATTCTTCAGCTTGGTAAGGGTAGTGGTAAAGACTTTACATCTACCGTTGCTTGTGCCTATATTGTATACAAACTCCTGTGTCTAAAAGATCCAGCACGTTACTTTGGTAAGCCGTCTGGTGACGCTATTGATATTATTAACGTGGCTATTAACGCACAACAGGCTAAGAACGTCTTCTTCAAAGGATTCAAAACTAAGATTGAGAAGTCACCATGGTTTGCTGGTAAGTTTTATGCTAAGGCAGACTCTATTGAGTTTGACCATGCTATCACAGTTTACTCTGGTCACTCTGAACGAGAGTCTCACGAGGGTCTAAACCTTATCCTAGCTGTTCTTGACGAGATTTCTGGTTTTGCTCAGGAAGTTGGAACAGGAAACGATCAGGGTAAGACCGCTGATAACATCTATAAAGCCTTCCGTGCCTCTGTGGACTCACGTTTCCCAGATGTTGGCAAGGTAGCACTACTGTCATTCCCTCGCTATCCAGGAGACTTTATCTCTCAACGTTATGATGATGTTATTGCTGAAAAAGAAGTTATCACAAAGCATCATAAGTTTGTTATGAACCCAGATCTTCCAGAAGATTCCGAGGGTAACAGTCTTGAAATTGAATGGGATGAAGACACTATTCTTAATTATAAGTATCCAGGAGTGTTTGCCCTAAAACGTCCTACATGGGTAGTAAATCCTACAAGACAGATTGATGATTTCAAGCTTGCCTTTTATACAGACATTGGTGACGCAATGCAACGTTTCGCTTGTGTCCCTACCTTTAGTTCTGATGCATTCTTTAAGCAACAGGAAAAGGTTCGTGCTGCTATGACACTAAGAAATCCACTAGATAATTTCCGTCGCTTTGATGAAACGTTTGTGCCTGATCCAGATAAAATTTATTTTGTTCATGCTGACCTTGCACAAAGACATGATAAGTGTGCTGTAGCAATTGCCCATGTAGATAAGTGGGTAAACATCCAGGTGATTAAAGACTACCAGCAGGTTGCCCCCATCGTCGTAGTAGATGCCGTAGCGTGGTGGGAACCTAGGGTAGAGGGTCCTGTAAACCTTTCTGAGGTAAAACAGTGGATTCAAAATCTTAGACGCTTAGGATTCAATATAGGGATGGTCAGCTTTGACCGCTGGCAATCATTTGATATTCAGAATGAACTAAAACAGGTTGGCATGAGAACTGAAACTGTATCTGTTGCTAAGAAGCATTATGAAGATATGGCTATGCTTATATATGAAGATCGTCTAGCTATGCCAGCAATTGACCTTCTATTTGAAGAGCTTACAGAGCTTAAGATTGTAAAACAAAATCGTGTCGATCACCCTCGTAAATCTTCTAAGGACTTGGCAGATGCTGTATGTGGAGCTATCTTTGGGGCTATCTCTCATACTCCAAAAAGTCTTAATCCAGTAATTGAGATTCATCAATTTTCTGGTGACAAGAAAAAGAAAGATGAATTTGACCTACCAGGCGAAAATGTGATAAGCTATGAACCTCATAGAGTAGAAATGCCCATGTGGTACGACAAAATGAACTTAATGTAAGTGGGGTATAATGATAGATATCGTTTACTACTCAAATCGTTCGGGTAATACTAAAAGGTTTGTAGAGAGTTTAGGTTATGAAAACGCCTATTCAGTGTATGACATAATGTCAGCAAAAAATGAATATGTGCTTTTTGTCCCCACCTACGGTGCTGGGGCTGGAGACTATGCAGTCCCTAGAGCAGTCGCTACATTTTTAAATATTAAGAGTAATAGAGATTTGCTTCGAGGTGTTGTTGGTTTTGGAAACACAAACTTTGGAAAAGATTTTTGTAAAGCTGCAAAGATTATTTCCAAAAAAACTGGTGTGCCTATTTTAGGTAAAGTAGAATTATTCGGGACTCCCGAAGATGTAATAGAAATCAAAGAAAGGTTGGAGATGTTTAATGACACAGTATAGTTATCACGAGCTAAACGCCATGCTGAATTTGTATGGTCCTAATGGCGAAATTCAATTTGACAAGGACAGGGAGGCAGCTAAGGCATACTTCCTGGATCATGTTAATCAGAATACCGTGTTTTTCCACAGCCTTGAAGAGAAGCTTGACTATCTAGTAAAGAATGATTACTACGAAAAAGAGGTTCTTGATCTGTATGACTTTGAATTTATCAAGTCACGATTCAAGCAAGCATATGCAGTTAAGTTTCGATTCCCTGCATTCCTTGGGGCATACAAGTTCTATACTTCCTATGCACTAAAGACATTTGATGGTAACCGTTACCTAGAACGTTTTGAAGATCGTGTTGTCATGAATGCTTTGATGCTTGCTAAGGGCGACAAGAAGCTCGCTACTCAACTTGTAGATGAAATTATTTCAGGTCGTTTCCAACCAGCGACTCCAACATTCCTTAATTCTGGTAAGAAGCAGCGAGGTGAGTTTGTATCTTGCTTCCTTTTGCGTGTTGAAGATAATATGGAATCAATTGCTCGTGCAATTAACTCTTCTCTTCAACTATCTAAGCGTGGTGGTGGTGTTGCACTTAACCTTACAAATCTTCGTGAGACAGGTGCTCCAATCAAAAAGATTGAGAACCAGTCTTCTGGTGTGCTTCCAGTAATGAAACTACTTGAAGACTCATTCTCATACGCAAATCAACTAGGTGCTCGTCAGGGTGCAGGTGCAGTTTATCTTAATGCTCACCACCCA